CGGAACCCCCCCCCCCCCTCATCCTGAAAGGAGACCTAGATGAGCGAACAACCGTTACCCCTTTACCTGGTCAACGACCTATTCCGTAACACCTTCCTACCGATTTTCGGGCGGGTAATGCTCACGCCAGGGGCTGCAGCACATCCTATGCGTGAAGCAGCTATCTCAGCTGTGCGTGTGTTCGATCAGTTCACCGAGGACAACGACCCGTATGGGGAGCACGACTTCGGTTCGTTCGAGATCGATCACCAACGGTTCTACTGGAAGATCGACTACTACGACCAGCACTACCGCAACGGATCGGAAGATCCAACCAACCCCCTTATCACCAGACGGCTGCTGACCATCATGCTGGCCGAGGAATACTGACCCATGAAACTTATTGGCTTGATTGGCCGTGCCCGTAGCGGCAAAGACACCGTGGCCGGTTACCTGGCCATGCAACACAAATTCACTCATGCCGCCTTTGCAGATCCTATGAAGGAGATGCTGGAAGTGGCTTTCGGCAACATCAATTTCCGTGACGGTGACCGTGAACAGCCGATCGACTGGCTGGGCAAGTCACCTCGCCAACTCATGCAGACCCTTGCAACAGAGTGGGGCCGTGACCTGGTTCATGAAGATCTGTGGACCATGCTCACCGAGCAGAAGGTCAAGAACGCCGTGGAGTTCAACCTTCCACTGGTGATCAGTGACGTTCGTTTCCACAACGAAGCGGACATGATCCTCAAGCATGGTGGCGAGCTGTGGCATATCCAGCGTGACACTGCCGAGACGGTAAACGCTCACGTCAGTGAGCAGTACTCCTGGGACACCTATCAGACCAAGACCCTCGACAACAACGGGTCTCTGGCTGAGCTGTTCCTTCAAGTCGAAGAAGCCTACCAAGGCGAGGCATTCACCCGGTTCATCGAGCAGGTGAAGGTCTTCTCTCAGGAAACCCAGCCCAAGCTCTGCCGGTGCGACCACAAGCTGCAAGGCACCGGAGCCGTGTTCTACCAATCCACCAAGCTCCTGCAGTGTTCCAACTGTCATGGCTGGCAGCAGGTGCGTAAACCCATCGAGGTGTGAGATGACTGAGATTCAAGAGATGGCTCAGGCCATCCACGAAAAGCACAAGGCACTATGGCCATTGACTTGGGCGGTTGCTGATTTCATGGCCAAGCAACTGGCAGGGGATCAAGGCTACCTTATCGTCAATCAGCTGACCCATGAGTTGATGGGGCTGAATACCGAGCCGGTAGAGCCAGCCCCGGAGCCTCGGGATAAGCGCGTCCGCCCCAGCTACCTAGACCAAGCGGTGATTGATCGCGTTGCTGAAAGCTCTGCCCGGCATCTGGAAGAGATCGGCCGAGGATTAGCCGAGCCAGCCCCGGCGCAGGATGAGGCGTTGGCAGATCGAATGCGCGCAGCCGGGATGATGACTATCGACGAGATGCTAAGCGGCGCCCCGCTCGACCGGTTCATGCGACACGCAGGCGTCCACGACCTAGCTACTTATGGCCAGTGGCTTGACATGAAGTGCCGCGAGTTCCTGACCATGCAGGCTAAGCGCGACCTCAACAAAGACCCCGAAGACGCTATGTACGAATGGGTAATTGCTCATGCCGCAGTCTTCCAAGAAGCGCGGATTAACTTCAATGCAGCACGCCCCGCGCAGACCGAGCGGCAGCCTTCTGTTCGCATTACGCTGGTGGAGAATGATCCACATGGCGGCACATACATCCGGCAATGGGACAACCTAGCTGGACTTGGCGCCGGTCTTCGCCTTCTCTACGCCGCCCCCATCGCGCAGACCGCCCCGCAATTTACATCTGCCGATGAGAGCGCCGTCCGCGAGTTGTTGGCCGTCTTGAACCGAGATGGCGGACAGCACCAAGACAGCGTCGGCCTTGCTCAAGCTGCGCAAGATGCCCTTGGGGAGGTAGACAGACTCCGACAGGCTCAGACCGAGCAGCAGCCGGAGCAGAGCGGGCTGTACACCTGCATCGGCAAGGGTGGTTCGTATGAACTGATCGGGCGGGCGACTACGGCTGGCGCACTCAAGGTGACAGGCCGTTTTGCGGATGAGGTGATCGTCTATCGCGACACCGAATCAAGCGCGCTCTACTGCCGAGAGCCGGGAGATTTCCGCCTGCGGATGGCTCGTTGCTAGCAAGCTCGGTGACACCGTTCAGATCCCCTCTGAACTGATTCAGTAACACCCCACTCCCTTAACAACATCCTTGCATTCCCCTGGCTCGATCCAGGGGAAGGATTCGTCATGTCCGTAGAAAAGCAGATCAAGGAACTACCAGAATGGTATCCCGACAAGGTAACCGAGCAGCAGATGGCTGACATTCTGGGCACCACCAACCGCTCCCTGGAAGCCAGAAGAGCAAGGAATCAGATCCCTGAAGGGGTTTGGAACCGCATGAATGGCCGCATTTACTACAGCCGATCGAGGTTTGAATCATGGCAAGAAAGCCAATGGCACTGCCCACAGGAGTTGAACTCCACTACGGTGCGCTCCGTATCCGATTCAGTTGGAATGGAAAACGCTGCTCCGAAACACTCGACTACCCCACGACGCAAGCGGGGATCACAGCTGCATCCCGTCTACGCGATAAAGTAGTCCAGATGGCCAAGCACGGCACCCTCACCCCTGAGGCCTATGCCGAGCTGTTTCCCAACTCCACCAATGCCATGGCCGCTGTCAGCTACACCTTTGGCCAGTATGCCCAGGTCTGGCTCGACAGCCGTAACCTGGCTGCTGGCACACGGGTCAACTACCGGTCAGTGCTCAACCACTGGTGGATGAAGTACCTGGCCACAACACCCCTGCACGCTATGACCACGGCATTCATGCGTGAACTGGTGGTTCGTGTTCCCTGGACCACCGATGGCGTCAAAGCCAATGCGATGAACAAGCTGAGCACCATCCTGGAGTCAGCGGTGAGTGACAAACTGATCACTGAGAACCCTCTGGTGGATCTGGACATTCCTAGACCCAAGGAGAAGACCATTGATCCCTTCACTCAGGTGGAGGCTGAGCTGATCATCGACAAGCTGTACGCCACTGAGCATTGGCCCAGCGAGATCTATGCAGCCTTCTTTGAGTTCACCTTCTTCACCGGTATGCGTCTAGGTGAAGTGGCTGCACTCAAGTGGGATTCAGTTGAGCTGGATAAGCGTCGTGTGCTGGTTCGCCGTACGGTTGCCCAGAAAGAAGTGGAAGACCGAACCAAGACCAAGAAGGATCGGTATGTGTTGCTCAATGACCGGGCCATTCATGCACTGGAGTTCGCCAAGGCTTATGCCGAACGGCGACTGAAAGGGACGGGCAAGCTCACCGAGTTTCCGTACTGCTTCCCACCCAGCAAGAAGTCCCAGTACATCCAACAGACCAGTGACCTGCACCATCAGTGGCGACCTACCCTGAAGGCACTGGGTATTCGATACCGTCCTCCGTACAATGCGCGCCACACGTACGCAACCATGTGTTTGATGGCCGGGATGACCCCTGCCTTCATCGCCAAACAGCTTGGCCACTCGTTACAAATTCTCCTCTCTCGATACGCTCGTTGGATCGAAGGGGAAGGTGATTGGAACGAAATGGGAAAATTGAAAATTGCCCCGAAATTGGCCCGAAGCGAAACCTAACCCTCTGAAACCCGCGAGATAGAGCTTCTTGATTTCTACAGCTAACATCACCATGCAGTTCTAGGTGGGTTTTTTTGAGGTCTGTTGAACGTATTTACTGGGCTGCAGGCCCCTCAACAGCCCTCAAAAACACCCAATTGGCCCGAAAAGTGGCCCGAGATTTGGCCCGGAATACACAAAGAAAAGCCCCGATATCCGGGGCTTTCTTCTGTCAGTTTTACTCACAGGTTCCGCTCCTTGGTTACGCCACTCCTTTACGCTTCTCGAAGGTTCTGGCACCGGCATAACCCAGGTAGCCAGCTGAGAAGGTCCACCACAGTTCCTCTGGCAAGGCAGCGAATCCTTTACCTACATTGGCGAAGAACAGATCCATACCCAAAGGGTTGAATACACCGATCACCGGAGCCACAACCGTCAGGCTCAGGATCACGAAGTAGAACACGTAGAGGAAGGACGGACGTGCCCGGCTGGTCCATGGGTCAACACTGCTGGCTTCAGCGACGATGGCCGACATGCGCGTCTCCAGTTCCTTCAGCTCACCATTCTGCTGAAGCGACAAGAGATCCAGTTGAGCCTTGGCTTTCGCCTGAGGATCTGGAATCAACTTGTCGATCAGCTTGCTGCCTACCTCAAGCAGCGAAGGCACCACGGTGAGCAGGCTCATTTGCAGCCCTCGTGTTCCAGGCTGAAGTGATTTCCGTCTGCAGAACTAAAACGTCCACCCCAGCAGCCACCCAGTGACTCCCAGTACTCACCTAGCTGGGTGTAGTCCTCGGTGGCAGTCAGGTACTTGCCATCCTTGAACAGGTTGAAGTCCACAGCAAGACGCTGCTTGTGAACACTCCGAGCAGCCCCATAAGCCTTCTTCTCCCCATGCTGGCCATGCAGACGTGGGTCTCGGTAGGCATCGCCAAAGGTCAGTTCATACCCATTCTGGTAGGCATACTCGATGAGCAAGCCAATCAGGCGTGTGAAGTGTCGTTGTTTGTTTCCTAGTGTCATGACGTAAATCCTCTTACCAAGTGACTGCGAGTCCTTTCGCTTTCATAAGCCTGCTGACAATGCCCTGGCTGCCAGAAGAACAATCGATTGATCCAGGTATGTGCAACCACCCAACGGCGTTTGGGTGACTGATCCAGTACCCCACAGCGGTAGGCACGACTGGACAAGGTTTCGTCCGGTGTGCCTGCCAGCAGGGCATTGGCCAGTTGATCGATGGCGATCAGCACCGACAACCACCAGCTCACGCTTGCACCCACAACATGGCTTGTTCGGCACCTGCCAACGACAAGGCCTCACCCAGTTCGGTAGCTGTTACCTGGATCACATCGTTGTTAGCCAATACCCAGGTAACCGTCTCGCTGGTTGAGGCCTGCAGACCTAGAATGGCGCGAGCCATTCGAGCCTGACTCACCTCATCGCCGTCGAAAGTATTACCTGCAGCAGTAGTGACTTTGATCGCACTGACTGCCTCAGTCCGGTCAGACTTCCACTGTTGGCGAGCTGCGAGTACGTCCTCAGCTGCTTTGTCTTCCGCTGTTTTCAGCTGGCTCCAGTCGATACTCATAAAACCTCCTCCGCTACTACGGGGTCTTCGATGACTTCGGGTTCCGGTTCCGGGTCGAACGGCAGCGGGATCGGCCCGTCAGCCGTGACGGTCAAAGGCTCAGGGAAAGCAACCGCCCGCGAGGGGTTCGGGCCATGCGGTAGGCGCAGCGTCAAATGCAGCTCGCCGTCAATGCGCGAGACGGGGCCAGTGATCCAGTCGGAGGCGATGGCCTCGGCTGGCAGCGTGGCGCCTTCCGGTAGCTGACTGAAGTCGAAAGTCTGACCGTTTAGGGTCAGCACGTCGCCGGCCAGGGAGGCTGTTAGTGTTTCGTCCAGGCGGACTGGGGATAGAGTGATGTGCATTTAGAACCACCTCCCCTTCGCCATGTACGAAGGTTTTGCGCTGGCCGTTGATATCCCCGCGACAATCCAGACAACGCAGCCTGTGGCTGCTATGACTCCTCCTGTGCATGCCCAGCAGATCGCGCTCTGTGCGTCATCCGCTCCAGGAACTACCTCGGGGGCTGAGAGAAAAGGCGCAGGGAAAGTCATGACTACGGACGATGGGCTTTGATAGATCCCACCCATGCCTAAAGTCGTGGACAGCCTGCTCGCGCTAGTAAAGCTGCAAAGCTGCGTCCCATCCGCATACCGCACGTACTCCCCATTGGCATTGCTGCCGCGCTCGATGATCGCGCCAGTGGGCGTGCCACCGGATTGGGAGACGGTGCCGAGGATGTTATCCCGCATATACCCATTGGCTGGAAACTTCGCCAACTCACGTCCGTTACTCATAGATCACCTCGAACACCGGCAGCTCTGCCAGGATCTCTTCAATAGTGGGTTGGGCACGTTCACCACTCTCTACCAGAGCTAGTTGGGTGTATCCGTAATCCCAAACCTGAGAACGCCAAGCACGGAATGCCCGGCCTTCAATCTGGAACTTAGGGACACTAGGTTCCTCGGCATAGGTCACGGCAGACTTGATATCGTCATAGCCGTAGGCCTTGGCCGTGGTGTCCATGTGGGATTGGATATCGGCCATGAAGTCTTCGGCAGTGAGGATACGCACCGGGTTAAGGTGTGCCTGGACCTCTGCATCCGTCATGCGAACTAGGTCAGGCTTGATGTAAGCGTCCTGGCTACCATCAGCTTCATAAGCGGAGACTTCGCCGGTTTCTGATTTGTAGTATTTCATTAGCGAAGTTCCTTCCAGCTTGCTATTGGCGAAGTCCCGACTAAACCTGCTGAATATGTAGCGCCGGGAGGGACAGTTGCAGATATAGCAGCATACATAGACGTAGGCACGTAGCCGCCATAGATAGTTTGATTTCCAATTATTAGATTGACAGCTCCGATATTACTTGAAGTAGGGCCAATCAATATATTAACTTCGATGGGCCTCCCACTTGTGTTTATGTAGGTGGTGCCCATAGCTCTGCTGGCCGTAAAATTCTGCCAAGTCTGATTCCATCCAAGCTGACCCTCTCGGTTATCAATACGACCCGCCAAATTCGCAGAGTCGCTCGCCAACTGAGCAGCATCGGCAGACCCGACATTCACGACAGAGCCGAACAACTTTATAACCCAGCAGCCGGTTACGTTGAGTGGGCGGGTTTCGGCAGCAGTGCGAGTAGTTCCATCTGCAAAGACATTGGCTGTAGCTCTGGGCGGTGTACCCTCCGGAGGACCGTCTAAGTTTATCTTAGTGTCCCCATAGTTTTGACCAGAGTTGTTTGCGTTTTGCGTTGGGTACAGGCCATGTCTGTGCTGTTGCAAAGCGTCACGTTGAATCTCACCCGCAACAGCAGCACTCAGCGCACCGTCACCACGCAAGAACACAGCACCCAATGACCCAGAGCTCTTACCGTTGTAGTCAGGCAGGCGGAACGTGGTGCTACCGTCACCAGTCGAGTAGCAACCACGCTTGGTTGGATCAGCCAGCCACACCGCATCGCTGACCACCGGCACCTTGCCTGCTGCAATGGCAGCCCAGGCATCCGGGTAAGTAGCTCGGCTCAACAGCTGACCATCAGAGGCTGCACGTCCGGCACCCAGCAAGCTGCGAGACGCAATCCAGCGAACATCCAGTACCGGCTCACCGAACTTGGCTTCGGCAGTGGCCAGGCGAGACTCCACCTGCGCCGCGCTGTAGGTATCGGCCACCTGGAAGGCACCGAAGGCCTGGATCACCAGCTCGTCACCAGCACTGGCTGCGTGCTCCAGCTTGATCTGGGTAGAAGATGACATGCTGAAGTCAGTGACTGGTTCAAGAGCTGAGCCGTTTAGGAACGCCAGGAAGGCATTCGGCGTGACGTTCAGCACTAGACCGTTGGCATCCACTCCGGTGAATATCGTCTGCCCTGCAATGGCTACGAATTTGAAGGTCGACACCACCTTCGTCAGCTTGGTGAACTCCCCTGCCGTCAACGACTGATAGGAGTAGGAACCAGCAGGCCAGGCACGAGGAGACGTGCCTTCGAGGCCGCGAACCAGACCATTAAGTGTGTTACCGCTGCGTGAGGTGTAGCTCACGATCTCGGTGTACAGCGGACTGCCCACGCTATCGGCAATAACCAAAATACCCCCTGTTAGAGGAGGCATGCGGTAAGCACCTGTTGGGTTGGCCAGTGTCACTGACACATCGGCAGATCCTAGTGGCGCTGCCAACTGAACCTGTACAAAATTCTCATAGGTCATTTATTACGCACCTTGATCTTGAACTCGACTTCTTTGGTCCGGTCTTGTTCGGTCAGAACAACACAAGTCACGATGTAGTCCATGAAGTTAGTACCGCCCCCGATCCAAACTTTGAACCGTTTAGGATCGGCCCCCATGATCACGTACTCAGGGTGAACACCGGGACCTACAACAAGTGTGGGCTGCTCTTCAGCAACACTGGTTACCGTGATAGTTACTGTTTCAATGTCGTCAAACGGAATGGATGAAAACCAATCCGCCATCTCTACATCATAGTCGAGAACTTCATTCGGCTGCTTAACAAATACTTCCACGGAATCACCTCACACTTTAATAAGTCGTGGCTGTTCCGGCACATCGATAAGTCTGACTTCTTCCAACAGCACAACTGTGCGATCGGCAGGAGCTTTAGCTATATCGTTTACCTGAATGAAGCCGGTGGCAGTGCAAGTACCTTCAGAAGTACTCGACGCGAATTGAGTCTTGGTTGGAACTCCAGACACTACTGCTTCAGTGAGTGCCGGACTTCCTTGGATATCCAACTGCACAGTACTGACTTGCATACCCAGGTAGGCGTTAGCTGTACCAGACCTGTTGTAGCTTCCTTGTGCGTACCCACCTCCTGTTGCATAGGAGATGGAGTTGCCTTTCAGTGCCCAACGGTATTCAGCCAAGGCGTATGCAGTGGTCTTCCCTCCACCAACACCAGTCACACCTGTCTGAGTACCCAATGCAATACCACGGCCTTTGGCTGTGACATGAGCAAAACCCCGTACCCCTTTGGTATGGACAGGTTTGGCCGAGCTGGCTTGAGCCTTCGAGCTGACAGACTGGATCTGGTAAACCTGGGTATTGCTGATCCAGGCAGAAGCCATGGAGACAGCAGCCCCCATCAACTCGAATTCTCGGATGCCTCCACGAGTGACCGCTGCGTCAACCAGGTGTGTTGCTTCAGCCAGCGCATCTGTGCCTGCACCACCGGAACGACGGCATTCACCCTCAGCATGACTGGAGGTATGCGCGTGTGCCCCGCCACCTGCAATCAGAATGCACTTGGCTTGTCCGAAGGCATTGGCTCTGCCATCGGTACGCCCTACGTGATAGGTAGTGCCGAACGCATCAGCACGCGCCCGTACAGGTTGGGTCTGGGCGTACTCGTAGACCTGCCCTTCACCTTCTGCCGAAGCGTATGCCCACATCAGTGTCTGTTTGACACGGGTACGCTTGCTGGCAAGACCGGAATAACTGAACAGGGCATCCCCCTGCCCTGCCAGGAAGAACTCAACCGAAGGCTTGGCAATGCCTTGGGCGATACCCTCTGCAGACACATAGCCTGAGAAGTCGCACTGGGCCGAACCCTGAGCCAGGCAACTAACAAGCGCTTGTGTTACAGGAATCAGTTGTTTGGTGGCTTGAACAACAGGCGTCGCATTCGCCTGCGTGTTACCTGCACCGTAGCGAGTGACTTCCGGAACGGCCACTGCGGTGGCGAGCACAGCTGCAAACCCTGTTGCCAGGATCTGCCCAGAAGTTGCACCACCAAAGAGTGACCGACCGAAGATCATCATGCTGGGTTACGCCAGAGTGATGGTCAGGGAGCCAATCGGGAACGACAGTACGTCAGTCGGATCGAGGGTCTTAGGGTTCAGCAGAGGTGCGTGATACAGCAGGTTGCCACTGTTCTGTGCATCGAAGATACCCCAGTGAGTGATGACCTTCTGGGTATCAGCGATCGGTGGGAAGACCAGGTTTTTGGTGTTACTTGTCGATCCGTTGGACGGTGCTGTGAAACCATCGGACGACACGGTGGTGTGGGCACGTTGACGCAAGTAGGCACTGTCGACCAACTCAGCGCCTGTACCGGCATCCGTTGGATCAGCAGTAAAGAGAGCAACGAAAACACTGCCTCCGGTAAAAGTACCACCACGCAACGTGGCATTTACCAGAGCATTTTCGAGGTAATCAGAAAAGGCAGACATAGAGATCTCCAGCAACAATAAGGATGGCAACTGTGAGCGCGGCCTAAGTGTTGCTGGAGATGAACTCTCTCAGTCTCTTAATCCACCCATACATGTTCGGGAGGAATCTATATTCCGAGGGGTACTAGGTCAAATTAGGTATCACTTACATCACTTGAACCGCAAATACTTGAGGCCCGCCTGTTTGCTGCTCAAGCAAACGACCAATCTTGTCGGTTGCAATACCACCATGTGTAGCAATACGGTCTACGTCCAACTTAACCAGCCCGCCAACCGCTGCTCGAATAGTGCCGTGTTGGGAGAATCCAAATCGAACCGATCCCCAAGCCAGGTTGAAGTTGCCTTGATAGACCTGAAACCCAGTCAAGTTGGACACCAGAAGACCGTGCTCTCCATCGAACCCGTAGTTCCAAGGAAGTGCGTACTCACGCCAGCCGTAAGAACCCCCTGTTGCTTGCCAGCCTTTAAGGTGTTCGCGTAAACGTAGAATCTTGGTGCCACTGTCGAAGGTAAGTTTGCCTTCTTCGTTGAATACCCGGAGGCCCCACCGTTCATTGGAGGGGATCACCATATCCATACGCACCACAGCGTATTTCCATCCAATATGAGGAATGCCTTGATACTGCCCACCGTAAGGAAGATCAAACACATGTTTATACGCGATCTCGAACCCTGACCAGGCACCTGGACTACCGATAGGCTGGTAGGAATGAACAGCCCCTTGAGGGGAGTCAGGGATCATAACCACCAAGGGTGGCTCGATGGAATTGATTACCGAAGGGAAGTATGCCCGGATCAACATCCCGTAGTAGTAATCGTTGTAGACGTAGAACCCCCTATTAGAGTTGTAGAACAGCCCCTCTGCATAGTGCATCGTGCCCCGTGCTACAACTGAAAGGGTCACATGTTGGTCATCTACAACAATCGACCCTTTGTCATTGTTGATCTGGAATCCGTAACTCATGACAAGGCCACCAGGACAATATCGCAACTGCAGTCCATCAACCCTGGTCCTGTTTGCGATGAGGGAATGGAGATAGGCTCCAGAACCAGATAGCCATCGTAAGGCGTCACAATAGGAGGGTTGTATCCACGGTGGCCTTCAGGACCTGAATGCCCGTAGCGTGTGCGCGCCTGGACAATGACAGCGTGATTGCTTCTGCATTTAGGAGCAGACACCCAAAGGGCTGAGTTCCGCATACCTGCGTACACCCTGACGATATCGATCACACGCAGCGACAGGAACTCGGAATCGAATACCACCCCACCGTTTTCATTCCAGCATCGAATACCATAACTCATGCCCATAGATCTCCGATTTGAACGCGCAGCCTGCCGCTGCCGTCATACACCTTGGTGGCATTATTGGTATCTACCTTTCGGCCACGACCTGGGGTTACACCGTTGTTCTCGAAGACCCCCGATCTATCCAACTTCCACCCTGAATAGCCTGGGGAGTAATTGCTTGACTGAATCGCCCCTGACACTTTGGCGAAGTCCAGCTCCAAATAGTCTGCTTTCAGTTTGCCGTCTTGCACCATGACGGAACCATCGTCTGCACGCAGCTTGGTAAACACCAGGCTCCGTACAACAGCCTGATCAATAAACACCTCATCGTCCTCAACGATGAAAGGTTTGACTCGATTCTTGGTACGACCTACCCAGAAGCGATCTACGTCGAAACCGGCTTCCACGGAAGTGCCGTCGTTGTACACACCGAAGCCACCAATCAGACCATTTACGTCGACTTGTGCGGTGTACAGAGCACCGATCTCCTTGACCGTACCGTTCACCGTTTCGATCTTGGTCTCAAAACGCTGCTGCACTGAGGCAATCTCATCGCCTAGCTGGCTCTGAGCTGTGGTGATCTGCTGGGCCAATGCCCCGTCTCGATTAATACGAGTAGCAGTCTCTTCCTGCACGGCTGCAGATACGTTGTTGCTATGAGCCTGGACCGTATTGATTGCGGTAACCAGGGACTCTTCAGCCGTAGCCCTGGCCACTACCTCTTCCTGCAGCAATGCACGGGAGTGCTCAGTGAAGGCCACCACCTCGTTGTAGGCGACACCTAAGGCGTCGTCATACTCAGCCAACATCCGCAGCTCTTTATCAATCTCCAACTTATTGGTCTGGATCATCCCGATCTCAGTCTTCAAGGATTGAGCCAGGACACCTGAATCAATCTGATCCGTCAGCAGCTCTAACATCTGGGTGATGGTGGGCCTGGCTGTAGCAGAGGCCGGGCCAATCATTGGACCTATCGTGCCATTCACGGAGACGATCTGAATCCAGTAGTAATACTTGATCAGTGTTGCCGTGGTGGTCCGATCGTAGAAGTAGTTACCTGCGACGATCTTGTGACGTACAGCAGAACTCTCAGCAGGTGCTGTACTTCGATAGACAATCACATGTGCAACTGCATGGGGATTGATTGCAGGATAGGTCCACTCAACATCAATCCCCCCGAATGCCGAAGTAGCAGTCAGGATTGAGTTATTATCCGGGTCCCCCGGCTTGGGGAAGTTCCCTCCCCCAGTTCCACATACCCATCCTTCAGACATGAGAAGTGCCCTACCAAAGATTCAGTTGGGCCTTACTATACGCAACTCCCCTCCACACTACCCAAACAGAGAAGCAACATGAAAGCCGATTACATTACCCACATGGGTGACGACCTGTTGGTTGTCAATTCCGCTCGCGTATCGTTCTCGAAAGAGTCGGACTTCGATATCGACGGAAACCTGGATTCCCGTGATCAAAAGTTGATTACTTACCTTGCTGCTCACGGACACTGGACACCCTTTAGCCATCCACAAATCACCCTGCGTGAAACAGTCCCGATCTTCGTGGCCCGTCAGCGTTTCAAGCACATGGTAGGATTCACTTACAACGAAGTGTCTCGTCGCTACGTGGATGACACTCCAGCCTTCTATGTGCCTGAAGTCTGGCGTAGCCGTCCTGAAGGCAGCATGAAGCAGGGGAGCGGTGAAGCCCACAAAGATCAAGGCTTCTACACCAAAGCGTACTCGGAACTCATGGACTCGCTACGCGAGTGCTACGAATCCATGATTAAAGATGGTATTGCGCCGGAACAAGCCCGCATGGTTTTGCCGCAATCCATGATGACCAGTTATTACGTAACTGGCTCTCTCGCAGCCTGGGCACGCGCGTATAAGCAACGCATGGATGCACACGCTCAAGTTGAAATTCAGGACCTGGCCAAACAGTGGGGAAATGTACTTGAACCCCTGTTCCCAATTTCATGGAAGGCATTGACTCAGTAACTAGCGTAAGTGTTCTAATACACTCGCTGTAACTCTCCTCACCTTTAAGCCAGTGCCCTGAACTTTTCCTGCAGGGCATTGGCTTCTTTTTATCCGCTCTACGAGGTTCCTATATGTCTTTGGACATTATTCCGCCTGCGTTGAGCCAAATTGAATCCCCAACCGATTCATACGTGGCTCGCTATCCGTGGGCAGCAGAGTTTGCTGTCGAACAACAATCCATCTTCTGGCCTGCTGAAGAGTTGGGTGTTGATGAAGACGAAGATGACTTCCGTACCAAACTTACCGACGGTGAGTTGCACGGTGTTCTTTTCGCCCAATCAATCCTCACTCAGTACGAGCTGATGATCGGTGGCGAGGAACTATGGGGTGGCAAGATCGCCCGCATGTTCCCACGTCCCGAGATCCAGCGGATGTGTGCCTGTTTTGCCCACGTCGAGCTGGGTAGCCATGCACCCTTCTACGACCTGGCAAACAAGGTGCTGGGCCGTGCCACCGACGACTTCTACCGTCAGTGGAAGAGCGACCCGATCCTGGCTGAGCGCATCGCCTTCATCAGCCAATGTGCTGGTAGTGCCAATCCGTTGGAAGTCACTGCAGCCCTCGCCTTCCTCGAAGGTGCCGTGCTGTTCAGCGTCTTTGGTTACTTCAAGGGTTTCAATGCCCGTGGCCACAACATGATCCCGCACTTCGTGTCCGGTATCGATGGGAGTGCCAAGGACGAGAACTTCCACTCGATCGCCTCTGCTCGCCTGTTCAACCAGTGCCGTGCAGAACGCATGGAGCTGGGTAACCACACCCCTGCTCACGACGAAGCGTTGAACCAGGTCATCGACCGGATGAGCCAGACCGTCTACGAGCATGAGCTGCGGATCATCGACCGTATGTTCGAAGTGCCGGGCAACCGCGTGGTGGCTCAGGACGAGCTGGTGCATTTCCTCAAGGACCGCATCGACGTGGTGCGTAACCGTCTGGGCCGTCCTGCCCAGTTCGACCTGAAGAAAGGCGAGATCTCCAACTGGTTCTACCAGCAGCTTTCCACCGTGAAGGTGCCTGACTTCTTCGCAGCAACCCAACTGCAGTACACCCGCAACTGGGCCAAGCACAAACTCACCTTCCGTAAGGAGCTGGCTCATGGCGTTTGATCCCACTGGTCTGGATGAACAGACCCTGCAGAAATTCGAACAGCTGAGCGTCGAGCGTAAGCGCCTTCAGGAGATGGGCCACCTGCCGAGCTGGTACACCACGCAAGGCTGGCAAATGTTCAAGAAGAAGTACGCCGTTCCGGAAGAACTGGCTGTACTAGGCCGCCATCGGCGTATTGCCTACACCCTGGCTCGACACATGAAAGGCCGTGAGGTGGAGTGGGAAGAGAAGTTCTTCCACGAGATGTGGGATGGCATCCTCAGCCCCTCCAGCCCTGCCCTGGCCAACACGGGAACCGATCGAGGCATGATGGTCGCCTGCTCTGGGCAAGTGGTCAGCGACAGCGTAAACGGCTTCTACACCGCCTTGCGTGAGACTGCGCTGCTGTCCAAGTGGGGCTTTGGCACCAGTGCCGACTTCAGCGGTATCCGGGGTCGGGGCATGCCGATCAGCAAAGGCGGTGAAGCCAGTGGTGCCGTGGAGGTCATCAATGACTTCTTCACGGCAGCGGGCAAGATCAGCCAGGGGGGTGCTCGCCGGGGTTCCATTGGGGCCTACCTGGATATCGAGCACAGCGATTGGGATGAGGCCTGCGATTCGCTGGCTGCTGAACCCAACGGGAAGAATTATGGCTGGATCATCCGTGATTCGTTCGTGGACAAGCTCGACGCAGGCGACAAGGATGCCAACCGTCGCTGGACCAAGGCGCTCTACACCAAGCTGATCACCGGCAAGGGGTACATCTTCTGCCCTGATAAGGCCAACCGCCACCGTCCGCAGATGTACAAGGACCGGGGCTTGGATATCAAAGCCACCAACCTGTGCTCGGAGATCATGCTGCACAGCTCCGACGACCTGACCTATAGCTGCATCCTGGCTTCATTGAACCTGGTGCATTGGGACCGCATCAAGAACAGTGAGTCGGTGTTCATCGCAACGGTGTTCCTGGATTGCCTGTGTCAGGAATTCATCGAGAAGAGTGCCGGTATTCCAGGTCTGGAGAAGGTCCGTGCGTTCACGATCAAGGGCCGAGCCATCGGTCTGGGTATCATGGGCTTCCACACCTACCTGCAGTCGCAGAACATTCCGTACGTGGGTCTTGAAGCACAGTTCCTCTCCACCGAGATCGCCAAGCACCTGCATGACGAATCCCTTCGGGCAAGCCAGTGGCTGGCACAGGAGTACGGCGAGCCTGAATGGTGCAAGGGTTACGGTGTCCGCAACACACATCGCACAGCCTACGCACCGACCAAGACCACCAGCCTGCTGATGGGGGGCGTCAGTGAATCCTGGTTCCCAGACCCTGGCATGGTGTTTGATGCGGGTTCATCTGTGGGCGAGCTTCGCCGGATTCCCCCGGTGTTCTACGAGCTGATGAAAGCCCGAGGCGTCTACAGCGAAGAGACCGTACAGGACATCATCGATCACCTCGGTTCTGTTCAGCATGTTGACTGGCTGGGTGACCCTGAAAAGCTGGTGTATCTCAATGCCTTCGAGATGGACCAGCACATCCTGCTGCGTCACTGCTCTCAACGTCAGAAGTGGACTTGCCAAGGTCAGAGCCTGAACTTCTACGTACCGGAAGACGGCAGCGAGGATCTGATTGCTGAGCTGATGACCCTGGTGCTGCTCGACGAGAACATCCTGTCTCAGTACTACATCTACTCGCGCAGCGGTGTGGTCGTGAAGGATGAATGCGTGGCCTGCTCAGCGTGACAGACGCCCTCACGGGCGTTCGGTGACGAACCAGTAGAAGAGGTTCAGTTATGACTTCAAGGAAGAACAGGTCACTGCATCGGAGCGCAGCACAAGGCGAGCCTGCGAGCCGACAGTGCGGAGGCGACGTTGCAGTGACCATTCATCGGTAGTGGCAGTAAGCCACCCTACAGTTGATCCAGATCAAGCAGATTCAGTGACCCCGTTCACTAGAATGCGCGCCCTCTGCTGTACGGGACTTTGAATAAGTCCTTTCGCTTGTACAACTTTCCAATCCTCGACTCGAACCTCCGCACTGGCGGCGCACTCGCTGCGCTCGACGCCTTGTGCTGCGTTCGCGCCTCGGATTGGTGAGGGTTTTTGTGGGGGATCGAGCCTGTGTCTGGCCTGCCGAAGGCACAGGGGAGATCCCCTTTATATATGCGTCGTTTTCGAGAGGTCATCTTGGACGCCTACACCAGCACGTACCCGATCGATGAAATGCCCTTGCTCATGGCTCGCTTAGGCAAGGCAAGAACCGATCGGATTCGCTACAGCTCCAGCTACACACACCCCCGTCCACCCTCCCCCCGTAACACGGCCAACCCGTTGCTGAGCTTCATGCAACGCTACAAGGCCTACGACGGCAGTCAGGTGGACGACATTATCTTGGGCATCGCCAGGCTGGATCACCACAGCAAGGCGGGGAAGCACTCCATACCCCTGAGTGTGACCCGGCTCTACAACATCCTGCAGTGCATGGATGTGATCAATACCCAGGAGATCCGCTACATGCTTGGCGTGGATACTCGGCAGGCACAGAAGTACCTGAAGGCTATCAAGTTGTGCCTGTTTCATATTCAAAAGCACATCGACAAACAACAATACCAGACCTCGCCAGACGAGCCACTGGAATAAACCAACACTTGAAATAAACTGCATGGACGCAATAACCCCAGGAAGTAACCATGCACGACCTGCAGCACTGCAAGAGTATCGGCTGTTCCATGAGTTGGCGCAGCGAAGAACTCAACGACTACTGTCCAAGTTGCCGAGATAAGAACGCTGTTCCGAACTTCGGTCACTTGCACAGTATCGACAACCATCGTGTGAACCACCTCTTCAAGATCAACCATCCCTGTTTGCAGGAAGCAGTCAGCTACCTACTGGAATCAGGTAAGGCTACGGATGAGTGGCAAGAAGAGTTGGTGGACAATGCCTTGAAGGCGTTGAACCGCTGGCAGGAAATGATTCAAGAAGACAAACAAGGAGCTGCCATCCTGGCAGTCGAATGACCATGCTCAACTTACTGCTTTTGCTGGTTCCTCGGTTTACGACTCGGTATTACATCCACCGTATTTCTCGTGGGAGTAGTAAGCCTAGTAAGTTGACCTTGCTGTATTGCAACTCTCCGAAGTTTATTCAACCCGGTGACCTGGTTCACAAGGTGAGTTACTTCAACCTCTTTGGTTTCCCGAAGTTCATCAACGTTACGGTGACCCGCCACTGAGTCTGGTGTGTGGGTCGCCTTCATTGAAGGTAGTCCCATGCGTAAGTACCTCAACAACTCCAACGTCCCGTTGTCTCTCGCGGTCTTTTTAGCGACAGACAATTATGATCACGACTCCGCCACCATCAGTGCTACCACACTGATCAAACCCCTTCGCCAGATCATCCTGGCCTCCCGTGTGCCTCAGGAGCAGGGACTGGTCGATATCTCCGGCATGGTCAGCTCCCGTATGGGCAGTGCGATCCATGACAGCATCGAGCAGGCCTGGAAACAGCGTCACGTCGAAGCTATGACTGCACTGGGCTATCCGGACAAGGTGATCGCCAAGGTGCGTATCAACCCTGCACCTGAAGAACTGGGTCCGGGCGTTATCCCGGTCTACCTGGAGCAACGCGCCTATCGAGAAATCGAAGGCCGTACCGTGTCGGGCAAGTTCGACTTTGTGGGCGATGGCCGCGTGGAGGATTTCAAGTCCACATCGGTGTACACCTACATCAACAACACCAACGATGAGAAGTACAAACTTCAGGGCGGTATCTATCGCTGGTTGAATCCGAAGATCATCACGCAAGACACGATGGCTATTCAGTTCATCTTCACTGACTGGAGTCAGGCCCAGGCCAAGAGTTCTGCGAACTACCCTGCCAGCCGAACACTGGAACATGTGTTGCGTCTGCCCTCTCCGCAATTCATCGAAGAATTTATCCGAAACAAGATTCGTAATCTGGATAAGTTCTGGAATGCACCGGAAAATGAGATCCCGCTTTGTACTGAAGAAGATCTCTGGCGATCTGCCCCACAGTTCAAGTACTACAAGAACCCTGCAAAGACCCAACGCTCAACCAAGAACTTCGACAACAAGCAAGATGCTTACTTGCAACTGGCCAATGATGGCAATGTCGGCAAAGTGGTTGAAGTGCAAGGTCAGGTTAAGGCATGCCGGTATTGCCCAGGGTTCTACGCCTGCACCCAGAAAGATAAATACATCGAATCGGGTGAACTTCAGCTTTAACCACAACAGGAGTGCTCCATGCTTCCCGTCAATCAGATGCCGTACCACCCCACGGCAGAACAACTCGTGCAGATCCTTTGCAACCGTACCCAGAACACGGAGCCGTTATTCTTCCGCGTCCTGGTCGGTTACTACTTCGCCGTAGTGGCCTCGCAGATGCGCTGCATCATCGGCACACCTGACCGTGGGGATATTCCAGTCAACGTCTATGCGTTGAACCTGTCCCCTTCCGGCACCGGCAAGGGCCACTCCACCAGCATCATCGAGGACGAGGTGATACATCAGTTCCGCGACCGCTTCCTGGAAGAGACCTTTCCCCTGCTGGCTGATCGTAACCTGCCGGTACTGGCTAACAAGCGTGCCGTGCGCAAGAACAGCGATCCGGATGAGGAGCTGATCCGTGTGCAGAAGGAATTCGAGCAGCTGGGTTCCCTGCTGTTCAGCTTCGACTCTGGTACCAGCCCTGCAGTCAAGCAAATGCGCCACAAGCTGCTGATGGCGGATGCCGGTGCAGTGAACCTGGAGATCGACGAGATCGGTTTGAACCTGGTGGGCAACACCGAGGTGCTGACTGTGTTCCTTGAGCTATACGACAAGGGCAAGGTCAAGACCAAGCTGGTCAAGTCGACTTCCGACAACTCACGCTTCGAGGAGATCAAGGGCACCACGCCGACCAACATGATGCTCTTCGGTACACCGTCCAAGCTGTTCGACGGTGCGGCCACTGAGCAGGCTCTGTACTCGATGCTGGATACCGGCTACGCACGTCGCTGCCTGTTTGGCTATCTCAAAGGTGCCAGCAAGAATCTGGATCTGACTCCGGAGGAGGTCTACGACCTGCAAACCAGCCAGCAGACCAACCAGTTCCTCGAAGAGCTGGCCGATAAGCTGGAACGCCTGGCCGATATCATCAACGCCAACAAGCGTCTGGTGATGAGCCGGGACACCAGCCTGGAGCTGATCCAGTACAAGCTGCTGTGTGAGAAGCAGGCCGACGCCATGCCTGAGCACGACGAGATCCGCAAGGCCGAGCTGTCACACCGTTACTTCAAGGCGCTCAAGCTGGCTGGTGCTTATGCCTTTGTGGACGACTCACCTGAGCTGACCCTGAGCCATCTGCACAACGCTATCCGACTGGTGGAGGACAGTGGCTTTGCCTTTGGGCAGATGCTCTCGCGTGATCGTCCATACGTGAAGCTAGCCAAGTACCTGGCTTCCATCGGCAAGGAAGTGACTCAGGCTGATCTGGTTGAAGACCTGCCCTACTACAAGGGGTCTGCTAGCCAGAAGCAGGAGATGCTGACGCTCGCCACGGCCTACGGCTACAAGAACAACATCATCATCAAGAAGGCGTTCAACGACGGCATCGAGTTCCTGCGTGGCGAAAGCCTCAAGGAAACCGACCTGGACAAGATGGTGGTGAGCTATTCCAGCGATATGACCACCGGCTACAACAACGAGACGGCACCGTTCGACAAGCTGCACCTGCTGACTCAGGCCCCAGGCATGCACTGGATCAACCATCACCTCAAGGGTGGTTACCGCAACGAGGACAACGCTGAACCCGGCTTCAACCTGCTGGTTATCGACGTGGACGGCACCTGCAACCTGAACACAGCCAAGCTGCTGCTCAAGGATTACAAGGCGCTGTACTACACCACCAAGAGCCACACCGACCAGAACCACCGGTATCGCATCATCCTGCCGACCAACTTCGAGTTGAAGATGGATGCCAAGGACTACAAGGAGTTCTACAACAACGTCCTGCAGTGGCTGCCATTCGATGCTGATCCCTCTGCTGCCCATCGGTGCAAGAAGTGGCTGACCAAACCCGGTCACTACGAATACACCGAAGGCGATGTGTTCGATGTTCTGCCCTTCATTCCGAAGACCAGCAAGAACGAAGAGCGCAAGCAACGATTCGACTCGCAACAGTCGCTAGACAACTTGGAACGCTGGGTCATCAACAATACCGGCGATGGTAACCGCAACAACATGTTGCTGCGTTACGCCATGATTCTCATGGACGCCAACTTCGACTTCGACGGTATCCGCTCTCGCGTGGTGTCGTTGAATGACAAGTTGCCAGACAAGTTGGACGAAGTGGAGATCATGAGTTCCATCATGGTCACGGTCGGCAAAGCACTCTCCAAGCGGTGAGTGTGTCCACCTACCCCAAGTTCTCTTGGGGTTCCTTTTCTTATTCAGAAGCCCGGCTAAGTCATGACGACTACATGGACTCACTCGGCTTCTGTTTATCGGAGATAGCAAACATGGGTTGCGATATTCATTGGCACTCGGAAACCAAGAAAGATGGCGTCTGGGTGTGTGACCAAGCTGCAAGTTTCAAGATCAATCCACCTGAGTACGACGGTCAAGGGGAATATCCTGAAATGGATAAATTGCCGGGCCGTACTCGTGACTACTGGTTCTTCGGCCTGCTGAACAACGGTGTCCGCACCAACTGGCCGTGGTCGTTCCCGTACACCTGTGACATTCCGTACGACACGTCCAGTGAAGTGAGGGCCATCGTTCAACACTGGGACGAGGACGGCCACTCCCAAGGAGTCCGCACCCAGGCCGAACTGATCGCCAAGCTCGAAGAACTGAATCTCGCCCGTGCCCAGCTGCTGATCGCCCCCAGCGAAGATGCCTCGATCCACAACGTCGACCACCTGATCGCGCGACTGGAAGAAACCCTGGCCACCCTCGGTGCCACGGACACTCCGGACGATCGCCGCATCGTGTTCTGGTTCGGCAACTGACCTTCAGGTGCCCTCCGGGCACTTGGCGAATTCCCACCAAGGAGTCTGAAATGACCCAAGTAAACGACCACCTGATCCTGTTGTGTGGCAAATCGGCGACCGGCAAATCCGCTTCGCTGATGGGCCTGCGAGATCCGGAAGGCGTGATGTACCTGAACTGTGAAGCCGGCAAGAAACTACCGTTCCGCGCCAAGTTCCGTCAGTACACCATCACCGATCCGCATCAGATCTTCGAAGCCTTCCAAGTGGCCGAGAACGATCCGACCAACCACACCATCGTGGTGGACTCGCTGACCTATCTGCTGGATATGTACGAGTCGCTGTTCGTGCTGAACTCAGCCAACTCCATGAAGGCCTGGGGCGACTTTGCCCAGTACTTCAAGCAGCTCATGCAACAGCATGTAGCCAAGTCCACCAAAAACGTGATCTTCATTGCTCACACCCGCGACACTGTGAACGAATCAGAGATGATTCTGGAAACATGTGTGCCGGTGAAGGGTGCATTGAAGAACAACGGTATCGAAAGCTACTTCACAGTAGTAATCGCATCGAAGAAAGTTCCACTCAAGAACTTGAAGGACTATTCTTCGCCGCTGTTGAACATCACTCCGGAAGAAGAGGCACTTGGTTTCAAGTACGTCTTCCAGTGCAAGCTGACCAAAGACACTGTAGGCGAACGCCTGCGTGGTCCACTTGGTTTGTTCGACACGTCCGAGACGTTCACCGACAACAACCTGCAGGGGATCATCGATCGCCTGCGCAGTTACTACGACTGATTCAACTCTCCCCAGGCGAATGATCGCCAAGCTCCCACTTAATTCAACAAAGGGTAATTACTATGTCTCTTCTCGCTGCTCTGACTACTACTGATGAAATCGCCACTGCCAAAGACTCCGTTGGCGGTTCCCGTGTCCGCGACTCTGGCCTGTATCCACTGAAAGTGGCTCTGGCCTATGTCACCAAATCCAGTGGTGGTGCCATGGCACTGAATGTCACCTTCAAGGATGACGACGGTGAAGTGCGCCAGCAGTTCTGGATGACTTCCGGCACTGCCAAAGGCGGTCACAACTACTACATCGACAAGCAGAACCAGAAGCAATACCTGCCTGGTTTCATCCATGCCAATGCCCTGACCCTGCTGACCCTCGGCAAGGAGATCGGCTCGCTGGATACCGAGAAGAAGGTGATCAACCTGTACTCGGCTGAATCCAAGGCTGAAGTACCAACTCAGGTCGACATGCTGATGGACCTGGTGGGTCAGGAAGTCCTGGTTGGCCTGATCAAGCAGACCGTCGACAAGAACGTCAAGGATGCTGCAGGCAACTACATTCCGTCCGGTGAAACCCGTGAGGAGAACGAGGTCGACAAGATCTTCCGCCTCAAGGACAAGATGACCGAAGCGGAAATCCGTGCGCAGGCTGAACAAGCCAACTTCTTCGCCGTCTGGGAGCAGAAGTGGGCTGGCAAGGTCAAGGACAAGACCACCAAGGGTGCCAACACCGGTACTGCTGGTGCTCCACGTCCAGCAGCTGCAGCCGGTGGCAACAGCCGTCCGACCACCAGCCTGTTCGGCGCTCAGGCGTAACACCCTCCCCGCAACACCCACAAGGGCCGGGCAACTGGCCCTTTTTCATTTCTGCTCACGAGGTGTACATGAGCGAAACCATCGAGATCAAAACAGCTGACCAGTTCGCTACCCTGATCAGTCACTGGCATGCCAACCGCATGGCTCAACTGGGCCAGATGCAACAGGTGCCGGATGAGGTAGAGATCTGTCAGCCAGGCGAGAACGGCGAAGACGTGCCTATGACTGCCGAACAGCGTGAAGGCTTCAAGGCTGGACTGATCGTGGCCAAGGCCCTGTTCGCTGAGCTGCCCTTCATGGGCATTTCGGATGAAGAGGAAGCCCCGCTGAGCGCAGCTGGATGAGTCTGCTCCAGGTTGTAGGTATGGACCCTTCGTTACGCAACTGGGGCATCGCCAAAGGCACGTTGACTGTGGGGCTGCATTCCAGCCTCACGATCAGCCACCTGGACGTGATCCAGCCGGTACTTTCCACCGGCAAGCAGGTACGCCAGAACAGCCTGGATCTGGAGTCTGCCCGTCAGCTCGCAGCACAGGCTCTGGCTGCCGCTCAGGGCGCTCACGCGATCTTCGTCGAGGTGCCGGTCGGTAGCCAGTCCGCACGCGCAATGGCCTCTTACGGCATCTGCGTGGGCGTGCTGGGTGCCCTTCGAGCCAGTGGGATTCCCTTCTTCGAGGTCACCCCGAACGAAGTGAAGATGATCTCCGTGGGCAAGAAGACGGCCACCAAGAGCGAGATGATCCAGTGGGCGTATGCCCGTCACCCCGAGGCCAAATGGCCCACCTACAAGCAGCACGGACAGGACGTGATCAGCGAAGCCAAAGCTGAGCACATGGCCGATGCCGTGGCTGCCATTCACGCTGGCCTGGCCAGCAACCCATTTCAACAAACGCTGCCGTTCCTACGTGCGGCATGAGAGGACTCAACATGCTGATCAAACTGAAACAATCCGAGATCGAAGAAGCCCTACGCGACTTCATCGTCAAGCAAGGCTTCAACCTCGATCGCAAGACCGTGGACATTTCCTTCACTGCCGGTCGTGGTGATAGCGGCATGACTGCTGACCTGGACATTCATGACGCTGCTGCCGTGAGCGGTGGTGTATCGGGTGGTGCCCCGTGCAGCCCGGTCTACGAAACCCCGGCTGACACCAGTCCGGTCAACGAGATCGTCGAGCAATCGACTGCTCAGCTGCGTGTGGTGGACGCCTCGCCAGCTCCGGAAGACGTGCTGCCTGATCCTCAGGAAGAAGAAGAGCCGGTGGTCAGCACCAAGCAAAGCCTGTTCGGCGGCTGACCATGAATGCCCTCAAGGGGATGATCTTCGTGCCACTCGCAATCGTCTTCATGGGGGCGTGTTATGTGAGTAGCATGATCATTGGTTGGCTCTTTGCCATCCTGACCACAGTGGGGATCGTCATAGTAATCGTTGCAGTTATCCTGCATGGTCTCTATACGTACATCACCCAATCAGGTAAAAAGCCTCCTCGAAAGCAGTGATGCTTTCAAAGAGTGGTGGGGCGTTCGACGCAAGTCGTCACACCTGACAGCCGGGAATAGACCGGCACCCTTCTCTATCGGGGAGTGTTCTGTCCTGCAGTTGCCACAGCAGGTCGAGGATGAAACCTACGAACCAAGCAGCCCCTGGCGGTGAGCTTTTGCAGCGTTGGAAGAATGAACGGTGGGCTGTTGAAGAGACCACACCTCCGGACAGAACATTCCCCCATACAGAATAAAGCCCTCCGAAGAGGGCTTTTTCATCACTTGATCAGTGAGCTGATCGCCTGGATAGGCAGGGTTTCATCCCACGCATCCAGCATCTTGAAGGCCCCTATATCCAGTGGGTTGCCAAACTGGTTGACTGCAGCCGAGTCAATCAGTGTCTGAGCACCGTCCAGGTAGCCATCAAAGGCCAGCAACATCAGTGCCCGAGCAGGGTTCTCTTTCATGAGATCCATGATCACATGCTGGATACGCAGGTAGTACTTGGTGAAGTACACCAGACCCATCCTGTTCGCATAGTCGAGCAGTTGGTGTGACGGCTTGTCGTAGTTCACGAATGCACGCGACACCTTCAACACTGCATCTTCGTGGCTCAGTGGATTCTTCTTCCGTGAAATCAGCTGCTGGTACAGGGTGTACCTCGCCACGAAGTCCGACACCTGAGTGCCCTGGCTCAATACGCGGTACAACGCTGTGTCATGCGTAACAAAGGCCACCTTCGCAACAGACTTGAGCGCATCCGGCACACGGTCGGCGTGTTGTTCCAAGCTCTTCACCCAACGTGACTTGTACGAGTAGTCAGAATCGGCAGTGTCCACGTCCTCAACAATGCTCGACAGCAGTCCTGCTTCGATCAGGGAACGTACCGGGCTTTTAGCCAGTGTGTTCTCCAGTCGAAGAATCTTCTGCTGCATCTCGCGCACATCCCCTACGACAGCACCCGAAGCCAGTTGCGCCTGCAAGGCTGACAGTTCGCTCTCGTCCTTCCGATAGTCCAATACCCCCTGCAATGCCACCCAACTGTTCTTGGCAATGTCCACAACAGGCACGCCACTGAGCCACAACTGCGTGTAGTTACTGACCACGTTCCATAGCAGCGTCATGCCCGTCTTGACCACCAGAATGTCCTTGACCACCCGGATGACCTCCATCCAGCGATCTTCCCCCCGGCGAATCATCAGTGCTGCACGCTTGGCACGATCTTCCAGATCCACACCGGTATGCCCTTCACGCTTGAGCTGCCAGCGAACCATCAGGTCCGTCATCTTGAAGAACATGTCTTCAGAGAAGTTACGCTGAGCCTCGTCCAGCTCCATGATCTTCGACAGACTGTAGGCCGAGTAACCAAACGTCTGGTCGTAAATGTCGTTACGGACCATCAGGTTGTCCGACCCCCAAACATCTCTGAGTGCTTGCTTGGAAGCAGGGGGCAATATCCGCCAGGTTTCACGGATCGATGCGTCCTTACTGTCAGGGCCAAAAGTGATATACGCATCCGGGTTTTTTGTGTACTCCTGATCGTACTGATCCTTCAAGGCTTCAAAGGCTTTGCGGTTCTGCTGAGTCACATTGCTCTTGTCGAAGATGTTCGACTCCAACGCACCTAACAGCAGATCAAAGCTGTTGTTGCGCTCCAGCAGTTGATCCTTCATCTGCTCGCTCATCAGGTAGCGATACCCTGCAGCCTCACCCACGGCATTGATCACCGGAGCCATGTAGACCTTGCTGTCCTTGCGTGGATCATAATTCGGGTCGATGGGCTGAGCCTGTACAGCACGGGTGATTGCCCGATTGATTCGCGCCGCATGCTTGTCAACGTACCCGTTACGCGAATACAAAGGCGCATGCACTTCCGTGCCTTTGTGGTGCTGACCGGTATAGGTCACCACACCCGTCTGGCGATTAGGCAGTCCTCGATCAGTGAGGCGCAGCAGCACCAGATCCTTGAGTACAACGTCGGTATCGTCCTGTTCCAACGGACCTACCACCTCATACCCCTGAGCCACCATACGCGCTACTTCAGAAGCCGGAGCGGTGATAATCTCGGTGTGTGGGTTGTACACCTCCGGCAAATACCCTTTCATCATCAGCAACTCACTGTCTTTGAACAGCTTCTCTGCCGATTCCTTTTGCATGTGACGGTGCAGTTTGAGAATGACCTCGATACCGTTGCCCTTGTCATCCCGTTCAAGCTCTTTACGCATCACCTGGGCGGCCTGCATACGTTGGTTGGCATCGGTGTATTCAAGCGCGTAGAGCGAAACCAGTGGATCGAGCACCTTGGCAATCTCACGGCCTTCTTCCAGGGAGACCTTGGTGCTGTCCGGCGTATTCAGCCGCAAGGCGATACCCAACGCATTCTGCTGAGTGTTGTAGCCCTTGACCTTTACCGCCATCCGGTAGGCCAGTTGCTTGACGCCCTGGATATATGCGTCCTTGAACGGGCCACTGAGTTGAGCTTCGTACTGAGCTATAGCCTTGTCACGCGCTGCCTTGTCAGTCATCAGATCCAGCAGACCGGCACTGTCAAAGGGACCTAGCAGCGATTGCATGTCGGTACGCAAAGCCACCTTGGTGACGGCATCCTTCATTCTCTGAGTGAGGTATTCACCGTTCTCGGCAAAGCTGTCCAGACTCATTTTGGCGAAGTCGGTCTTGATCTTCATCCGCACCGTTTCCAGGAACTTGGTGCTGAGCAGTAACAGATCCGCCACCTTGTTGCCTTCACGCATCTCGTTGATCACACCGGCCATAAGACCCAGCTTGCCCTGGTACAGACGATCCCGCAGCACTTTGCCTGCATCTACCAGCTGCCCTACCTGATCATCGACCGAGGCGGCAGCTATGCTGCTGGCAGCACGCACAAAAGCATTCTTGTGCTGATCCAGCATAGGCGACTCCAGTACCCTGAGTACCTGTTGCTTGGCCTTGGTACTCACACCGTCCAGGGCGTCTTCCAGTTGCTCACGGGCCGCACCCACAGGACCTGTACGACGGTTCTGTTTGCGGTACTCCAGGTCCACCAAACGTCGAGCCAGGACACTCAACTTCTCATCGGCCTGTTGACCGCTGTAGACCTTGAACAGGCGATGCTGCAGTGCATCCAGCAGTTGTTCCCACAGCCACTGGATGCGTTCCCCCAGCTTCATCTGCGACACCTTGCGTGTGTCTTTATCGGTCTCAAAACTCATCTGGTCATGCAACGGCTCCCAGACCATAGCCAGTGCAGCGAACCGAGCCAGGTACTCAGAACCCTGCCCCTTCGAATTAAAGACGTGATCCCACTGCTGGGTATTCAGGGCAGTACGGATGTTCGGGTTACGACGAGCCTCCTCGTACAGGCGAACCAGCTGCTTGCGTGTGCCTTGAGCTTCGGCACTGTCCAGCGTCTCCTGGAAGGTCAACTGAGCCAGCTCCAAGGCAAAGGTCTCTTGCTCATTCAGGCCAATGCCTGCTGTAGCGGTATCAGCAGAGAATGGCAGGATGCCGAGCACCTTGGCTTGCATGATCTGCGCGATTGGGTCAGTGGCCTGAGTGCTTTGCATCTGCGCCTTCAGCACGCCAAAAGGACCCTGCAACCGTGACATGACCCCACTCACCAGGGCTTGCAGACGTGCAGTCTGATCCTGGCTCATCGGCTTGTTGGCCTGAGCCAATGAATCGAACACCTGCAAGGTATCCATCGCAGCCTGCGACGTGGCTCGTTGACGCAGGGTCAGTCCTGCCTGCTGGTTGCGGGTCACCCCGGCTTCGTAGAACAAACCAGAGGTATTGGTGATCAGTGCCGTCAGTGCCGAGGCTGCCTGTTCTTTCTCGGTCTTGCTCGATCCATTGAAGAGAATGCCCACCACCGAATCGATGAACTTACGCATCGCCTTGATCAATCCGTTCGGGCCTTTACGCTGGCTCTCGAAGGTCATCTTGTTCAGCACATCACGCTGAAAGCCCTGGTTGGTCATGCCCCAGGAAATCAACTCATGGACGTTCTCGATGGCCGGTGCGTAGTTCTGCTGCAGCTGGGCATCCTTGGCAATAAACGCTTCGGCCTGCACACGCAGCAGTTCCAGATCATCAATCAGATCCAGGGCTTCACTCTCATGCTCTGGATTGGCTGTGCGTGCAGCCAGTTCTGCTTCGATGGTCTGAGCCAAGGCACCGTGTACCAGCTCATGCAGCACCAGTTCAGGCGTCAGGTTGCCTACCTGAGAATCGGTGCTACGCAGGTAAATGGTCGGCGTGCCTCCCTCAGTGGTGAACCAGCCCAGCGAGTTGTCTACATCTTCGCCCTTCAGCTCACTCTTCGGCGTGTTCGGGGTGACGTAGCGGATCTCCAGTCCAGCATCAACCGTGTTGGCCAACATCTTCAACAGCTTGCGGTTGAGGTTCTGTACCCGTCCTGCAGGCGTGGCCAGCAGTGCCTGTTCAACCAGACCAAAGACTTCCTTGGCTGGCATCACCGGCTTGGCTTTCAGGGCTGCTTCCAGGGGAGACAGCTCTTGTGTGTCGTCTTCTTCGACGACCTCTTCCTGAGCCTCTGCGGCCTTGCCGGGTTGCATCCCTTTCGCCTTTTCAGCCAGCAGCTCAGCAGCGGCCTGTACCTCGGCAGACAACACCGGCTGCAGGGTTTTGAGTTTGGCCTCGATGGCTTCACGATCCTTATCGGTTACCCGGTACACCCCTTTCTCCAGGGTGTACTGATCCAGGGTATCCACTTCCATCAACAGGTTGAGTTTGGCCTGGTCAGCGGCGTAGGCACCATACTTGGCTGCATCCAGTACATGCGGAATCAGCCTATCGAAAGGCACACCTTCCACATCCTTATCGAACGCCTTCTCTATCTGAACGTGGATCTGTCGCAACGCATCCATGTCGAAGGCATCACCTTCGGTCTCGATACGTTCAGCCAACGCCAGTACGGTACGTTCCAGAGCCTGGTAGGTCTGTTCGGGAATGGAGTAGTTCAGCAACGCCTCGAAGGTGTGTTTGTTCAGGCTGTTGGCACCCTTGACCATATCTTTGAGTGCCAGCCCCAGAGCGTCATGCACGTTCAAGGCTTCGACCTGTGCGTAGCTGCTCATGGCAATGAAGCTATCCGTACTCTGTACGCTTTTAGCCATACCACTGACGCCAGGGTCCTTCATCATTTCGGTCATGGCACGCACCTGCATGCGCGGACGACCATTGAAGGCAATCTGCGAGGAGTAGCGTGGATCACTGTTCAAGTGTCGCTCGGACTGGGTAGCGAAGACTGCGCCTTCTGTACTGCCTGTCTGAGAGCTGGCCGTATGCAGGCGAGGCTCGAAGGCTTTCACCCGCTCACGTAACACCTTGGTCTGCTCTGCCGTCAGGTCATGCAGCGGAACACGCACTTCATCCTTATTGCGCTTGAAGGCCATCAGCCCTGCATCCATCAGCTCCTCTTCGTAGCGGCCACGTTCCAGTGCGTACATCTGGTCGTAGATGGCATACGCCGCCTGCAACGTGTTGTTGATCTGGGTACGTGCCGCCATGAAGTCGCCAAGGTTCTCTTGCAGAGATACACGGGTGGCCTTGCCCAGCGAAACCTGGAAAGCACCCTTGAACAGGCTGGCTTGCTTGTCGGAGAACTCCCACTCCATCCCCTGCTCCAGGGTCATGGTTTCAGGGAGCAGCTGTGATTCCAGGAAGTACTTCTGCTTGCTGCTCATCTTCTTGCCCTTGGACATGCCCAGGGTCAGCAGCGCATTGATATCCCGAACAATCTGCTCCATCGAGTCAGGGGTCTTGTTCTTCTTGGCAGCCAAGGACTCCATTCGCGCATAGACCCGATCCAGGGTCTCTTCCGCCATGGCATCCAGTGCGGTGAACACCGATGAGCCGTACATCAGCCCCGTCAAAGGGGTCTTGACCAGGTTACGCGCATCCTTGCTCACCGAGCCGTCTTCTGCCCGCAGTACGCCAGTAAACCGGTACAGGGCATCGATACCCCCTAGGCCTATGCTGTAGTCGCGATCAGACCATTCTTTAGTGATCTCCTGCATGGAGAACGTCATGTCACTGGCCAGAGTCTGGTACAGGTCAAGATTGCCCAAGGCCTTCCAGGCACCAAAGCCCTTCTCGTCCATCGACTTCAGCATGAAGCCCCCTTTGGGAGCCAGGTTCTGCGTCATGGCACCGAGCAACCACAGGCTCAGCATCGGGCCGTTGGTCTTGCCGTCCACCTCACCCATCATGTGGGAAGTGAATACCTGCTTACCGGACTCCTTGGCTTGCAGGTAATCGGCCAGACCCAGCAAGGCATCGAAGCTGTGCATCTTCTCCTTGCCCTTGAGTACACCTGCCAGGATGGCTTCCTGACTTTCAGGCGTTACCGTCTCATTCCAGATTAGGTCACGGATGGCCTGAGCAGCCGCCCGATAAGTAGGATCGTTCTCGATCGATTCCCACTTGGCCAGGGTGGCTTCGTCACTTTGCTCGTCGGACTTGATGCCCAGGCCTTCCATTACCCGCAGCTGGAAGTTGATCAGCGATGTGTCGCCTGCACCCTTGCCCATGGATACGTTGGATACCCAACCACCCATGCGGGTGACGAAGCGATGCACCTTACTGGTCTGAGGGTTGATGCCGTTTTCCTTGAGCATCACACGCTGGTTATTGGACGTGGTAGGCGTCAGATGAAACGGTACATCCAGGGACGCATCGAGCTTGGAGATCTGCTGGAAGAACTCCATCAGGTGAGCAATCTCACGACGCAGGCCATCGTTCTTCGCTTCCTGGCTCTTGCGGTGAGCCTTGTGAACCTTCGTCTCGTCTACCAACACCACACCTGCGACCTGCTCGAAGACCTCCGGATTGAGTAGGGTCACCACCTGCATGGAATCCGCACGCAGGTAACTGGTTCGCTTGGCGACCTTTTTCAGGATCTTCCATTGCAGGTCAGGAGTTTTCTGCAGTCCTTTTACATGCGTCTCCGGACGCATCTTCGGTGCGGTGAGTGCGGGAAATTGCACAGCCGACTCCACCCCGAAGACCTTGTTGAAGGCGCCTTCTGTCTGACGGGCCGACTCAACAATCGACTGAGCTTGCTGGTTCAACTCACCATTTTTCGTAACCAGTCGAATGAAGACGTGGTTGCCTGCGTTGTACTCTCGCTTGTCACGGGAAGCATCAACGACAGCTTTATCGGAGACAGTGGATGCTTCAACAATACCCTGCTCTTCCAGCATGGCCAGCGTGTGAGCACCCAAGGCGATGCGCAGCCGATCATGGCTGTCACTAGGCGCATCTTTCTTCAGACGCAGCCCAAGCGCCTGTATAGCCATGTCACCCAGTCGATTAACCACCAGGTTACGGGTGGTGCCTACATCCGAGAGCAGGCGCATCAATGCAGGTGGGACAGCCAGATCCTGTTTACGCCCGATCTTGGCATTGACGGCTTCTTCGTTATCCAGACGGGGCTTGCCGGAGGCTTCCAGAATCCAGCCATAGGCCGATACCGACAGGGCCGTGGCAATGTTCTCTTCCAGGTTCAGGTCATCGTCGTGCAGGAACTGCATGAAGTCGTAGGCGAAGGATTCGGTAAGGATCTTTCCTTCCTTGTTCTTCATGCGCTTGAGCTGGCCCTGAAGAGTGTCCTGCCAGGCTTCGGCTGCAACCACGAAGCGGTTCAGCAAACCATGCTGCTCATCGGTCAGGTCACTGTCGATGAACGACTGGAACTTCGCCTTCCCAGACTTGATCTTGCTCATGAAGTCGGTGACCGAAGTCAGTGGCTTCTTGGCATGACGCACCTGCTCGAAGTCTTCGGCAACACGGTTCTGTGTGAGGTAGTTGGCTGCTTCAAAGGGTTTGCCCGAGGCTTCGGCAAACAGCTTCAGACGCCCATCCACCACCGCCTCTTCAAATAGATCCGGCTGAACATCGTCCTGCTTGTCTGCCAACCCTTCCATCCACTGCAGGATGCCTGCTGCTTCTTCAGCAGCCAGATCCTGATCGGCGGCCAGCTCATCGATCTTGGCGTCCATGCGTTGCACGAACTCAGGGGAAGCCAGTCGAGCAATACGCGCACGCACAGGGGCAAAGGCTTCACGGATACTGTTCTCGTTGAACATGTCCGTGTAGAGGTTTTCAGCCGCAGTCTCGCCGTCGTCATCCAGCTCCTGCGGATTGGCATCCAGTAGCTTCTGGCCTTCAAGCAGACGCTCACGCGCATCCAAGTCGCTGACACGAGCAGCCTGCTCTACGAAATTGGCAGGCACATTTGCTTCAACTTCCTCGGCTACAGATGCAGGGTCCTGAACAGGTTCACTGGTTGGTTGGGGAATCTCTTGAGGGGCTTCCGCCACCGTAGCTTGAGCAGGTTCGGCAACCGGCTTGGCGATCTCCTGCCGGGGAGTTTCTGCCACAGTTACAGGCTCAGTCGGTGCAACAACAGCGGGAGCCTGCTTTACTGACGAGGTACGCAGCTTGTACAGCGACTTCATCTCATTCAGCAGCGACTTCAGTGCAGCCGCTTCCTTACGGACTTCGTTGATACGGCCTGCCGATGCACGGGTGACTGTGAATCCACCGGCCTCTTTCATAGCCTTCATGCTCAAGGGTTGCGTGACGGGTCCCCAGTTACCTTCGGCATCCGGCACCACCTGCACACTGCCACCCTTCTTCTGGATGGCATCCAAGGCACTCTTCAGTGCGGTCACCTTCTTGATGTGACTCGCCGCAAAGTTCTGCAGATCCTTGATCTCTCGACGGGCCGTCACTTCATCCGGTGTAGTGGCGTTCAGGGCAGAAGTGATCCAGGAACGGTACTGCTTCATTCCCTTGTTCTTGTCCGAACCCAGACGGATCTCGTCGCTCACGGCACCGAAGTCCTTGAGCTGGTTTTCCGCTACACGACTGGCTGACAGGAATCGCAGATGCTTACGCTGTGCGTCATCCAGTTTGATGGACGGCGAATTAATCAGGTAATCCAGGGTGCTATCGGTCAGCGCCTCAGGGTTACGCATGGACAAGGTGAACGACTCGGCAACCGCTTTCTCCAGCACAGTCGGTTCAACAGTATCGGGTGTTTCGATGGCTTGTTTGATAGTGGCCTGAGCGGTCTCAGCTACCTTGCCGGTTACACGCTGCTCGAACTTACGGGCCGTCTCCAACTGGGTTTCCAGCGTCTCGACCGCAGTCTTGGCACGCTTACGAGAATCTGCATCCGAACGCACGGCAACACGCTTCTCCAGAGCGGTGATGTACTGGGTGTACTCAGCCACCGTTTCCGTGTCAGCAGGGTCTACGGCCGCCAGTTCGGTCTTGCGCTGATCCAGCTCTGCCTGCATCTCCTGCACCCGTTCAGGGGCGTACTCAGCCAGCGTCGCCTTCTTCTTGTCCAGGGATGCCTGCATATCCCCGACCAGGGATACCAGTTCCTGACTCTTGGCTTCCTTTTGTTCTGGAGCCAGATCAGCCTTCTCGATGTGACGCATCAGTGCCCGAGCACCCAGCACGGGGTTGTAGGTAGCCGACTCAGGGTTGACCAGCGCCTCTACGTCACCTGTTTCAGCCGCCTTGTCTGCTGCTTTCTGGGCGTCGTCGTAGCGGGCCAAGGCTTCTTTCTGCTCACGGCTGGCACCGCCCATGACCGAACCCATGGCAGTACCGGTGACCAGACCCATGGCAGCCGCATTACCTACACCTTCATCGTAGGGACGGTCCAACGCCAGGTTCTGCAGCACCTGCTCGCCTGAGGATTGGACAGCTTCCTCACCCCCCTCCAGACCTGCAGCGCCTACTGTGCGGGGCACTACCGGTTTGGTGGATGTGCCCAGTGCGCCTTTAACCAGAGCTTCATCCACGTCACCCAAGCCTGCCTTGTTGGCCAGGCCACCACTGAGACGATTGACCAGCGAACCCATGACGCCTGTACCACCGGCAGCAGCAGTCTGCTTGAGTGACAGCAAGCCATCAGCGGTCTGCTGACGGATACCCTCAGCTGCACTGCCTGCCATGACCAGGCCTTCGCCTGCTGCAGCTGCTACCTTGCTGCCTGCACCTAAGGCCTGCAAACCACGGCCAAACAAACCACCTGCCAGCATGGAGGGGATGGATTCACCCACAGCATGAGGAACAACACTGGGGTTGGCTGCGATCTCTTCCATCGTGTCCCAGAAGCCTTCGGCCTGACCGACGTTTTCGTCGGCATACCGCTGTTCCCAAGTCTTCAGGGTGTCGAGGAATTCACGAGCCTCCTCAGGACGGAAACCGGCTTCTTCGAGCGTCTTGCCTGCATGGCCACCCGACACAATGTCAGCCAGACCCACGGCCATCTCGGGAACGCTCACAGCACCCTTGACCGCAGTGACAGTACCGTCCTGCGTGGCACGGCGCATCAGACTATTGGTTCGCTCTTCCGTCTCCCCCATACCGGCCAGCGAATCCCAGTTGGATAGCTGATCGATCTTCTCGGAGAAGCCCCGAGCCTTCAGGGCACGTTCCAGTCGATCCAGGTTAGCGGCACCTTCCCTCGCTGGCATCTGGGCAGACCCGAACGTCATCTCACGCTGGGACAGCAGATCCATATCGGCATCGGTAGCCTGGTTGGTGCGGTAACGGCCATAGGCTTCTTTGGCAGCAGCATCCACCGAGGCTTCCTCGGCAAAGGCGTACGCATCCAACGGAGCCTGCAGGACATTACCCCCCAGAGCAGCGGCATCCTTGGCGAAGGACGCCAACTGGTTGATCACCATGCCTGGATATCCCTCATGATCCAGACCCAACTTACTCACAACACTGTTGGCGTTGGCTTCATCAATGCGACCTTGCCGTTCACGAAACCGACGATTACCGTCGATGATCGATGCCGTACGGGTAGCCTCACGCGCTGCCAATGAATTAGGTATCGGCTCCTGGTCCTTCAGCGCACCCAGTACTTGACGCTTTAATTCAGTTGCTTGCGCCAGCTTTTCCTTTTTAAGTTCGGTCAAGGAGATAGAGCGTAGTTCTTCTGGGAGTTCTGGAAGTTCTGGGAGCTGAGCCATTACTTATCCTGTTACTTAGAGGAAGGCTTTAATGCGTTGCGTATCTTATACCGATCCATGAGTTCCTGGTTCGCAGTATCACGCGCTTTTTGCGCTTTACTCAGTTGATCTTGATAACTCATGTACTGCACGTACTCGTTATAGACTTTTGGCAAGACTCGTTTGACGTCAGCATCATCAAAGCTGTCATCCCCTATCCACGCCTCATCAATACCCGCCATCTTTGCGGCAGCCAGAATGACAGGCCCCAAGTTGGCGTCTTTTGGAATATTCAGATCCTTGTTACTACGCAGTTCCTTCACCAAGTCTTGGAATTGCTTAGACGTGTTGTCCTCTTCCTTAGGCGTCAGTTTAGAGACTTGAGCAATTGCCTCGCTTTCCGACACGTTATCGTTGACGGCCTGAGAGAACACTGGCTGACTGTCCACATACTTCTGTGCAACAGCAACTTCCGATTCATAAGGGGTCAGTGCCTTAACACGCTCCTCATCCTGTTCCGGTGTCAGGCCAGTCAACTGACCGTAGCTGCTGGATACCTTCGAGAGCACATTGTTCAGCAAGCCAACAGGGGCGTTACCCAAGTTCTGTGAAACAGCACTGCGAACATCAGCCAGCGAACCTCCGTTCTGCATCACCTGATTGGCCGCTATCTCAGCGTTACGCTCATCAAGTGCCCATTGGTGCTGATCTCCGGTGATGGTCCGACGTTGAGCAGAGTTAGCCTCCATATCCGCCACACGACGCCCTTCAAATCCAAGGCGTGTTCGGGCATTACCGATCTGTTCTACCGTCTGATGATCGCCCAGTAGTGACCTGCGAATATCTACTAGCCCTTGAGCTGCAGTCGCTTGACCGCGAGTACTCAAGCCTGACTGCCCTAGTTTTTTCTCCAACAGATTGAGTTGTGCTTCAACCTGCTTAGGGTCCCCAATATCAATCTGCCTGGCTTCAGCCAGTAGACCATTCAAGATCGGGGCGTCGGAGTTATCCTGGGCCTGGTTGTTGTAAGCCATCTGATTGGTAGCCTGCTGACGCAGGAAATCCCCTCGGGTATCCAAGGCATTCCGCACAGCCGAACGATCGATCTGAGCACCGTACTGGGCACGATCCTGGTCCAGCTGACCGGATGCCTGCAGAGCGGCCATCTCTTCAGGCGTACGGACCTGGCTCAGCCGATCGAGAAAGGCTTGAGTGTTCTGCTCCTTACCGGAATCCCAGTTGGCTTTCTCCTGGGTCTGGTACTGGGCGAGCACATCCTTCAAACCATCGAACCCGCTGTTCAGTGACCGGCCTGCCTGATTAAACAGACTGACTGCGCCCCCAGCATTGGGAGCGTCCACATTGCGCCAAGTGATCGCCATTGTTTAGATCCCATTCTTGTTCATGTAATCACCTACCGATTGGTAAGCACCGGAGTTCGCAGCCACACGCGCACGTTGACGATCTTCCAACTGAGCGTTGGTAAGTTTGCGTTGCGCCTCGTAGTTGGTATTGAACTGTCGCTTGTTTTCTTTAAGCGCGTCTTTAGCCAGACCGTACTGCTTCATACCCATCCAGGCATTACCCAGTCCTTGAGCCGCACCCAGTGCCAAGCCGCCCCAGCCTTGTTGCTGAGCGCCTGTAGCCTGATTGGTGTAACCCAACATGGATTGCATGAGAGTTGGGTTCATTACTGCAGTGGTAGGTTGGGCAGTCGCAGTCGCTGCACTTCCTCCAGCCAATGCTGCATCTAATCCAGCGAGAGGATTAGTGTTATTGGCGACAGGTGAATACCCTCCTACCTGCCCATAGTTTTGTTGGGGCTGACCTATACCTTGAAAGGCACCGGTAATGTTATCGAAGATGCCCATGTCTTAACTCCAGTAGGGACGGAAACACTTGGTAGTGTAGAGACAATCATTAAATACGGCCAAAAAGAAAGGCTCCCGAAGGAGCCTGTCTGTATGACGAAGGGCGTCTTGTTAGTTGCACATGGTCACTCCGCCCACAGTGTTGCAGTAGATGGGCCGAGAGTTATTTATGCCATTCAGTGTGTTCTGGAGTGCTTGTTCACTTCTTTGCACCCCTAGATTGTGTTGATCGATCCTTCCTTTTTCACCCATTATTTGCGAAGCCACTTGGTTACATACAGCCTTGGGTACATCTGGTGTTATTGCTGCTACCTGACTGACTTCTTTGTTCAATTGGTCAGGAAAGTAGGAGTACTTACCCAACTCTGCCTGCAGGTACTGCTTACCTAAGGCCCCTGTTGCGGGGTCCATTGCTCCGGATTCGATACACCGGTTGATGCCTACCCAGCCTTTGGCAAAAGCCGTATACCGTTGTGAGTCCATTGAAGGGGTTGCTTGTGAGGCGCACCCTGCCAACAGCACTGCCCCTACTATCACCGTAATCAATTGCATGCCGTTGCTCTCCCTGGCTATTCAGACACTAGCGTACCTGAATGCCAGCAGATGGCCACCCCCTGTTAGGCGACCCCCTCACCCCCTTCCCAGTCGGATACGGTGTGTTGGAAGGTAGGCAGAGCCAGCGAGTTAGACACGTAGGAGCCAGGTACATCGAGTGTCATCACGCCGATATTTCCGGAGTGGACGGTGCGTGAGTACATGTCCTGCGGCAATTCGCCCCATACGATCAAGGGCGTTTCAGCTACAAGTTCAAAAGGATCGATCAGGCTCTGGGTATCCAGCAGCTTGCGCATCTCCTCCAATTCAGCGACCTGAGTCTCCTTGAACAGCTCGAACTGCTGCAGCTCGTTGTTGTAGTCCTGGATCTGCCCTTGCTGGTGAACACTCATGGCAGCCTTGCCCAAGCTGGTTCCCAACTTCACGAACACATTGGCCGTGGCTGATTTCACCGCCTCCACCGAGAGAGCACCTGCTTTGCCGATCGCCTGGTAACCCCCGTAGGCAATTGCAATGACAGCGATGACCATGGCCCATTCCGCACCGACTGCTTCAGCAAAGAGCTGAATGGCAGCAGAGATTGCAAACTGAATGATGATGGTGGCAATGACCGCCATCGCCAGGTACACCGTACCTGCAGCTGCAATAGCCGCCCACATGGCAGCACCACCTGGCGGATAGATCACAGTCAGCACGATGGACACAATGATCATCACCCACTTGAACCAACCACTTTGATACCACTTGGTCTTGGTGGTGACTCGGGTGTTGAAGATGTTGTGCAACGATCTTGTGTACAGGATCTCTTTATCAGGAAGGGAAAAGTGACTGGCCACTGACCGGTCCAGAGGCACCAACAACTTGTCGGAGGAGCCACTGGCAGAGGTCGAATAGTCTTTCCAGATAGCGTAGGTAGTCTTGAGGCCGTACACCTTAATCTCATCATAGAAGCCGCGTGCCACCTGCTTCTGATAGACGTGGCATCCGTCTCCCGATCCACCGGCATAGCCACCAACCTTGGCCACCGTTCCGGCTATGCGCTTTCGCGTCATTCCCTGGAAACGCAGAACCATGTGGAACTCCTTGTCCCGGAGGCTGATGGTTCGGCCTGTGGCTGGGTCATAACCAAGCGAGGATGCCAGGGCATTCAACGCGGACTGCGAGGCACCACTGCTTTGGTGATACATCAGGCCGAAGTATTCGTAGAGATACTTACGATCCACCTCGTCTTCGCTGTTGGCTGCTACTGCCATGATGGTCATGGCCTGCTCTACATCATCGATCCCTGGGTTCTCGTGGATAGCAGTACCAAATTCCACGAAGTCGATCCCGAGGTACTTACACAGTTTGATCGAGGATACGTAAGCAGGATCACCTACTACGTTTTCGCTGACCCGACTTTGTTGATCGTGCCGGTAATAGATCCAAGGGAAGTATGTGCCCATCTCTGTGAAGGAGGTCTTGTAGATCGTGTCCACAGCCGGGTATAGGCCGGACCCTTGCAGGTAACGCCAGTACTTGACCGCACCGCCCACTCGGTAACGAACATGGTGATAATCGCCGTCTTCGTCGGGATGGGTGTCAATAACCGGAATGTCGAATGACCCCTGCTGCAGCACTTCATCTTTCAGGTAGACATAGAGAACTCGGACGTAATCCTGAGTCGCTTCCGTATCAACCTGATAAGGAGATGGCTTCACCAGGGTGTGAAGGGTCTCCGAACCCATAGCGACTCGTTCAGGGGTGTACCCTGCCGATGGAGCGTTGCCCCACACATCGAGCGTTCCTGGCTCGGCAGCATCGAGGGTGGCCTGCGTGTAGACCGCAATCATGTCCTGCAGGTACACCTTGGCTTCCAGCAGAGCACTGAGTGAGGTGATCTCATTACTCGATACATCATACCCATGATCTGCAATCAAGGTCTGCCAGCCCACATGGATGTTGTTCAACGGACCAAAGTGGTAGTAATCCAGGGCGATGGGTTGCCCTTCGATATCTTCCAGTGTCTGGGTCACCACAACTTTCCCCTGAGTGGGGGAAATGCCGGTTGCCTGAGGAAGCCCGTAGAAGTAATCCCCTCGCTTGGCGAAGGCGTACATCCGTTCTGCCCGGACAGCCACACTCTCCACCATCTTGTTCAACAGGTGGTTGGAGATCCGATCGCCATCCTTGAGGATGTACTCGATCACAGCCGACTTGGCTGATGCAGGTAGCTGGTTGTCCTCCACCATGCGCTGCACTTCGGTGTGTACCGTGGTCTTCTTCTTACTGCTGAACAGCCCCATACCAGCCTCCAAAAAGAAAGGGAGCCATAAGGCTCCCTGTTCTCACTACGCCTGTCGAATCAGGCCTTGATACCTGCCAGTAACTTGCTTACTGCACGTCCAATCGTGGCGTCGTTGAGCATGTTGGTCGAGTCAGCCACCGTGCCTTCATCCGTGGTTCGACGTACGTTCCAGGTGTCGATCAGGGTCTTGGCGGTCTTCTGCTCAGCATCCCGCTGGAAGCCATCAGTCTGAGCCTTGTACAGCAGCTTCTGACGGCCCACCACGCTGTCTTCGTCCACACCAGCACCCACGGTCTGGGCTTTCTCGGTGATCTTCTTCTGAGCCAGCAAGCCCGTCTCTTCAGTGGTCTTCAGGCGCTGTTCCAGCAACAGGTCGTACTCAGCCTTGAGCTTGCACACCTGTGCTTCGAGCACCCGATTCTCCACCTCGGCATTAAGGATCTGCTGGTTGATCAGACGAACCTCGGCATCCGCCTTGTCCTTCTGCAACAGGAACTGAACGGATGTTTCCAGCACTTGGGTCAGCGAACCCAGGTAGACCTGGGCGTACTCCGCACCCTTGATGCGGTTGCGGGAGAACTCCTCATCCAGGTGTGCCCGGCTGGCTTTCATCAGCACATCGAATACACCAGAACCCGTCAGACGGGCATCGGTCAGGGCAGACAACGGAATCAGTGATGTACTCATTGCACGCTCCAGGTACTTGGGTTACAGACCGCCAGCCATGGCCTGACGCTGAGCCAGATCCTTCAGTTCATCCTTGGTCAGTGCAGGCAGCACTTCCACCGCGAACTCACGGATCAGCTTGCCCTTGCGGGTCTTGTTACCGCCCGGCAGGGTGATGGTCTGGAACACCTGGCACTGACGCTGGACGATCTGGTTGTAGATGATGCGTGGCACATGCCAGCCGTCATCAGCATTGAACGGAACGTACTTCTTGAAGGTGCCGACCGTGCTGTTGCCTACGGTGAAGATTTCGCCTTCCCATTCCTTCTTGGCGGGGTTCATACAGGTCACGCGAATACGCACAAGCTCACTGGCTTGCTTCTTCAGGCGCACGCGTTTCTGACCTTCGGTTTCTTTCTCGGCAGACGCTTCGCTCGAAGAGTCCGCAGCTGGCGCGTCGCCTTCGGCTAGCTTGGCTGCTACCTTCTCGCGCAGCCTGTCCGCTCCAATGGAGGGGTGATAGGAAATGCCCAGCAGATCAGCACGGGCTTTGAGGGTGGCGAGTTCGTCTTGGACGAGTACTTCTTCTTGATCCAACTCTTGCATTGCAGATGCTCCGATTGATGAGAAAAGGGGCAGTTGCCTGCCCCTAGTTACCGCAGTGGATTACAGCTTGGCGGCGGTCTTGATCAGACCGATACGCTCCGGACGCAGGACCATGAAGCCGTAGTACCACTTGATCGACATGAAGCCGGTCTCGCCGTACGGGTCGTTGCGGTCAGCGGTCTGCTCACCTGGCTTCTTGTGGTAGATCTTGAACTTCACGGTTTTGCCATCAGTCTGGAAACCGATGGTGGTGAAGGACTCGCTACCGATAACCAGCATCGGGAACACGTCGAACTTGTCGCCCGTGGTGTAGTGAGCAGCATCACCCGCAGCAGCTGCACCCGCACCCGCCCACTTCAGCATTTCCGGAACCACGACGATGCGGAACTGATCGATGGTGCCAATCTCGCCAGTCAGGGTCTGGCCACCAGCGGCGTACTTCTCGATGGAGATGAAGGCCGGAGCGTTGTGCAGATCCTTCATGCCTTTCAGCGTCGGGATCAGTTCGGAACCGCAGTACAGAACACGGGCACCTTGGATGGTCGCGGTATCAACCATACGAGTACCGGTGATCATCTTGGTGTGCTTCGGCGTACGGTTGTTGTCCAGGTCAATGGACAGACGCATCAGGTCGCCGTAAGAGACCAGATCAGCCGCATCGACTTCCACGTCCTGAGTGGCGTTACCGGCGTAGCGAATCACACCCGCCGAGTTCAGGAGGTCGATCTGGAGAGCGTCCTCGTTGATCTCGTTGGCACCGTTGATCATCTCGCGGTTGATGTGCTGCATCAGCTCAGCATCGGTGTCGAAGTCCAGGGATTCCTGGGTGTACTCGTCGAAGAAGCCGAACTTCTCGAACGTGCCTTCGAGTTCCTTACGCTTGAAGCCAACACGGTTCACGCGACCACCGGTCTCGGAGAGAGCGGGTAGTTTCGCGGTGATGGTGCCCACGTCCTTGCTGGAGCCATACAGGTTACCGTTGGCGATGACCACACCAGCAGCATCGATGCCCTGGTCGTTGATGTTCGCGTCATCGAGCAGCGGCAGGTAGTGATAACGCTTGATCTTCTTACCCATGTTCTTGGGCATCGAAGTGGTATCAGCCAGCTGACTGAAGTACTGCTCTTTACGAGCTTCGATCAGCGCCTGCTTGATGTAGTGGAACGTGTTGAACTGGTTGCCCATCGTCGATGGAGTACCGCCAGCTGGATCGTTGTATTGCATACCCATGAGAACACCTCGTCGTTACATGTATTTGGGATTACCCAACTTGCTGAACTCTTCATCGCTCAGAGCCAGAGGATTGAACTCAGGCTGCTTGGCGACTGGAGCCGCAGGTTTTGGTGGGCTGGCAGCTCGCTTCTTGTCACGTAGGTCGGGTTCGGGAGCAACCACCGGTACAGGGACGGGTTCCTTAACGGGTACGGGTTCAGCCGGTACTTGTTGTTTGAACAAGTTGGCGAATCCATTACGCGCCTGGATAGCGTCACCGACTTGGCGATAAGCCTCGATATCCGACACACCATTCAAGCGTCCAAACATGCGTTCACGTTCGATCTCGCTACTGATCAGGTCATATACGCCACTGGCCATGTGGTCGTTAATCACTTTCAGAAGTTGGGGATTGTTCGCAACCACTTGTTTACTGGCAGCATCCCACTTGTTGCTAACGACGCTGACGGTCTTGGAGTACACCGGTGTGTCCTGGATTTCTTCCAGCACCGCGTCCAAATCCATCTCACGTTCATCGACAGTGTAAGTATTGGGTGCGTACTCATTCGCTTTTTCTACGTCTACATCCAGTGGATCAATACCACTGTCCTTGAGCAACTTCCCGATTGCGGCTGGGTTCTTTTTATCCAGATCAATCAGGAAGCCAAGTTTCTCTTCACTCAGGAGGTTATTGTTCTCCAGAAGTTTAAGCAATTTCAAATTCGGTTTCAGAGCAGCCATTTTCTTATTGTAATTGGCGCCCATCTGCATAAGAGCAACTGCATCGTCGACATTATCGACAACCATCTCTTTTCCGTTCGCCTTGAATGGCGCGAATAGTTTATCGACGATTGCTTTGTGATCGACCGGTTGTACCGGTTCATCTGCTGCCGGTTTGTCCTTGGACTCTTCTGTAGGTGCAGCTGGGACTTCTGGTTCCTTGCCGCTGACCGGCTCTTCTTCGTCGGTCGTGGTGTCCGGTTCTGGCTTGGGGTCTTGTTCAGTGCCCTGGTCATCTTCGTCTTCCTCGGTAACAGGTGCAGCTGCCGGATCAACTACCGGGGCCTGAGGCTCAACAACAGCATTCAGATCCAGCTTGGCAAACTCCTCGTCACTCATATCGAGCACGTCGGAGTTCAGCTCTTCTTCCTGTTCCTGGTCGAGATCCAGGTCTTCTACATTGTCAGCAAGGCTCATTATTCAAGCTCCTCTTGAGCAAGTTCAGCGCGGAACTCTTCATCCGCTGCGAGTTGTTTGGTGGCTTGTTCGCAGAGGTGTTCCTGCACACGCAAGTAATCACTCAATCCGGAGATGGCATCCATCTGTTTGATGATGGAGGCTTGGCTCTCGGCAGACTGCATGTTCGGGTCTGCCCGTAGATGGACAAGACGGACAGCTTCGCGCTCGAAGTAGCCTTTAAGGATTACTTCCTTGAAGTCCTTGTTAACCAACAGTCGAGCCAGTGCTTTACCCTGCTCAATTGTTTTACGGTTTGAACTGATGGCTGCGTCGAGTTGTTCAATGTGACCTTGGGACATATCTCTACCAGTGCTGTAGTAGTTAATAGGGATTAAACGATGCGGAACATAATACAAATCAACTAGAAAGGCACCACAGGTGTGGTGCCCTATTAACTACTAGTTAGTTGTCGGCTTCTTCTGCTGAGCTTTCATGTGGTTATCCACCACTTTCAACTGCATCTGTGCCCTGGCTTGTGCGCCCTGTTTCTGCAAGTCACGTTCCTGTTTCACCCCAGACTCTTGTTCAACGAAGTCCAGGTTCTTCAGGTCAGCATCACTTTGAAGATGGGTGGCTTTAGCCCCTTCAGTTCCAACTTTGGCACCGGAGAGTTCTGCGTCAGCCTGCAACTTCATAGCCTTCGCCTGAAGTTCCATGACTTCCGCTTCCAACTTAGCCAGTTCCAGTTCCTGCATACGCTGAGCAATTGGATCAGGCTCAGGCTGGTACTCCTCGATCTGCTTGGCCAGATCAGGCATCTTCCGCAGGCGAGCAATGTCGGCCAGGATCATGCGACTCATCGCAGGGTCCATGTTGTTGCCCATGGTCTGCAGCATGAAGGCCAGTTCCTGTGCCTTGGCGTTGTCGTCTTCAGCCGTGGTGATGTTCAGACGCAGGTCGAAGTTACCGGCCAGGTCATCACGGCGAATCTCCACGAAGTCTTCTTCGGTGATCCGCACCACTTCCTGCTCCGAGAGCCATACCGCATTCATTGAGATGAACTTGCGGGCCACCTTGACCATGCCTGCAGCCAGGCGACGAAGGATGGCCAGCTCACGCTTGGATGCAGCGTCCAATGCACCCCGGATACCAGCAGCCACTTCACCCAGAGAAGATCCAGAGATCCCTTGGTTGAATGCCTTCACACCGGTCAGTGATTCAGCCTCGAAGTTCTGCAGCTGCAGCATGAACTGAGCACTGGCGGGGATCTCCGGGAAGGTGTGCATGAACACGCCCTGGCGAGGATCGACGTTGGCATTGAACTCGTAGTCCTGGCCCTTCTCGTACTTGCGGCGGTTGGTTACATCGAGCATGTCTTTGCGCATGCCGGTCTGACCATTAGCACCCTTACCGAGAATGTCGATCATGCCGCGAGTCACAGCACCGATGATCTTCTGGTTGTCTTCCAGCAGTGAACCATCTGGCTCACCGTAGATGCTCTTGCGCACCGGCAAGTAAGGGACCACAACGAAGGGAAGTTTCTGATCCGGGAAGGGGTTCTCTTCCATGCGGATAAGGGTGTCGCCTACCCAAGCCACCACAATAGGCCGCACAATCCCAGTACCATCAATATCCCAAAATCCCCAATATTCATAAACAACAAACTTCTTACGGGGTTCGTCACTGAAGTTGAAATTCTTTGAATACTCGTTGGCCGTTGCATGGTCAGGTTCCCCCAAGATGGAATTTGAGGTGATATTGATCTGGTCCAGGTTCTTGTACCGATCCCCCTCCTTCTTCAACTGAGCCAGTGAAGATTCAAAGGAGTAGATAACAAAGCTGGCCTTGTCGATATCGCCCTGACACGTAGGGTCGATCATGACATTGCGGTAGTCGCAGACTTCCACAGTCGGATGGTTCTTGATCACCCGAGTCTTCTTGACTGGCTTGTGCCCCTTGACCACGGCTTCAACAGGTCGGCCATGTTGTTGGTACAACTGATGCGCCTGCTTAATCTCCGGTTCAACTTCCTGCTCGTATTGTTCAGGACTTTGCTGAACCATCTGATCCAGGTGCTGCATCATCGGAGCAGCTTCATCGCTGAAGACGTACTCCACATCAGGAACGATGGCGGTGTACTCCTCTTCTTCAAAGCTCCAGCCGGTACGGAGTATAACGGTGCCTTCGTCCACTGCTGTTCGCACGAACTCGTCAATGAACGTCACCTTATCGATGCGCGTATTGAACTGGTTGTTCAGAATCAACTGGTTCTGTTGAGCCGCTTTCTTATCTTCCCAACTGACCGGACGCACACTGAATACATCGTCGGTACTGAGGAAAGGTTCGCTGAGTGCGGGATACCGCCACTCGGCTTGTTTACGAATGAGCTTGGGTACGATCTTGGAAGAACCTTCCGGCGTCTTGACCTGAGCCTTGCCGGTAACGTTCAAGTTATCCAGCCATTCACTGATCTGAGAAGTCTTGCTGTCGTGGTAGCTCTTGGCTTCCTGATAGTCCTGCTTCAAATCAAGGATAGAAGGTTCTTTGGCCCACTTTGTGAGCTTCTTAACTGCGGCAGTTGCTGCCACCAAATTGTCGGCCATATCAAATCCCGAGGGTGGTAGATACAATGGCCGCATCTTAACAACAAACTACTGGAGTACCTGAAATGAATATCCAACCCCTGCACCCCAAATTCAAAGTTCCAACCAAAGGAACTGAACAGGCGGGTGCTTATGATCTCTATATGCCTGAACCTGGTCACTGCGAGGGCGACAACTATGAAGTAAAGGTCAACCTGGGTTTCGCTGCCGAACTTCCAGCGGGGCATGTAGCCCTGCTACTTCCCCGTTCGGGTGTGGGCAGTAAGGTGGGACTGGAACTGAACAATACCTGTGGCGTAATCGATGCTGATTACCGAGGCCCTTGGTTTGCAACGCTGCGAACCAAAGACGGTAATTTTTATTCATGGAATGCAGGCGATCGTCTGCTGCAGATGCTGATCGTTCCGGTTGCACAAGTTGAATTCAATGTTGTGGACGATCTGTCCGAAACTTCCCGTGGCACTGGTGGCCTTGGCTCAACTGGTAAGTGAGGTGTGCCATGACGTGTGAACTCTTCCGTGTGGACTTCAAACGCAAGTTCCTCAAAGAGCGGACTACCCTTGGCAAGGATGCCCAGCCCTATGACCCACGGAAGTGTCCCGTCGTCAGCAACATCGTTGACCATGCGATGGTCATGTTGAGTGAGGCTCATGAGCAATACGCTGACCCACGGCGTGCTGTGTTCCTGGTGGCCGATCCGCTGCATAACTTCAGTGCTGCCATGTTCGACACGGAGTTCTTGAGCACCACTGACGCCATCGAAAGTTTGGAAGCCACCCTCAACAAACTGTACGCCCTGCGTGAACACGAAGAGCAAGGAGAACCCGCATGAAGTTCCGCAAAAAGCCTGTGGCAATTGAAGCGTCCCAGTGGTTCAAGAACGGCGACCACCCTCTTGACTACAGCCGCACACATGACGGACTGGAGAATGGGGAGCTTCGTCAGTTCCTTCCAGAAGAACGCAAGGCCAACGAGTGGGAAGGCGACATCGTTCGCTATTTCCGCTCACCGGAACTGCCTGGCAAACACGCATGCCAGCACTGCGGAAAGACAATGCACGAGCATGGTTGGATTGACACGCTTGAAGGGGGGCACATCGTCTGCCCAGGTGACTGGATCATCACTGGTGTGCAGGGGGAACTCTATCCCTGCAAGCCTGGTATCTTCGCAGCTACCTACGAAGCAGTGTGACAGAACAAGGCCCCAATCAAGGGGCCTTTTCTTTTACACCCAGCCGTTACGGTTGAACCGTGTGTTCCCTTCTCCCACATCCAGGCGATGACCCTGGTTGTCCAGCAGCTGACAGGCTGCCTCGAATTTCGCCGCGTAGTTGTTCCCCTCATGGAAATTACCACCGGCACCGATCGGGTTCATCACCCGGCTGGCCACGTAGAACAGCAACGCCTCCAGGTGGCTGTATGGCAGATCCACCTCGATCTCTGCCGGGTCGAACGAGTTGTCCTCCCGGATAAGCTGAGGGTGATTGGCCCGATACACCACATCCACCGTGTCACCTTTCAACAGCTCCGGCAGCACCAACGTGTTCATGCTGACGGTGCGCACGTTGAGCGGGTGGCCATACCCCAGGTCACCAGCATTGAGCGCCAGCTCCTGGCCCGTGGCATCGAAGACGCGCTCGATCTTGAGCAGGTCATCCTCGAACGGCTGCAGCATGGAGTCATGGATGTACTTCTCCACGCCCCACGATTCCATGTTGCTCACAGCATGCTTTCTGCTGACGGTGTACGTCCGCAGTCCTGGCACCAGGTGCAGGGTGACTCGCCCTTCCTTGAGCAGGAAGCGCTTGTGCAGTTCGGTCAGCCCAAGGTTCACATGGGTCAGGATCTCGTTCTGGTTGTCCTTGGTGATGCCCTGCTCCTCAGCACCGCCGATATGGAGCTGGCGTAGCTCGCCGTAGGTCAGGGCCTGGAATACTTCAGTTAATTTCATAGGGGTTCCTCAGACAATGTAGGACGACATGCGGTCGCAGGTTTCATCTTCTTCGTCGCCTTCCCACATACCGGTGCCCTCGTTCTGGTGCAGCCCGGCCTCCTCCGAAGGCTTCCAGGCATGCAGCGAAGCCAGCATGGAGATGGTGTCAATGAAGTCGTCGTGCTTGCTCTTGAAGCCGCCAGGGGTCGCCAGCTCCAGTTCGTTAATGGCTTCCACCATCTCGGCACTGCGCTTCTTCTCGATGGGGAAGAAGATCTTCCGCGCCTTGAACAACGGCACCACGGTGTTGAAGCGAACCAGCTTGTTGGTATTCGGACGGATACCTGGCTTGGAGTCGTTGCCCTCTGAAGCCAGCGAGAAGTAGATGTTGCGGTTCAACATCTCGCCCTGAATCCAGGAGACGAAGCCCTGCTGCTGACCCGAGACCTCGATACCTACCTGCTGTGGTCGGTACTGCTGTGCCAGCCGGAACAGGTCATCCACGTTCTTGGACATATCCTGCCGCTTGCAGATGCCGTCTACCCACAGCCAGTCACCGGCATTGTTGTAGGCCCAGACACTGATCACGCTGTAGTCGGACTTCTGCTTCTCACTGGTGGCAAAGTCGGTGGTGATATAGAAGTTGAACCGGCCCCGGTTACGCAGGACAGCATCGACCTTGTACCAACCAATGTCATGGTCCTGGATCAGCCGGTCTTCGTCCGACATGATCCGCAGCATCAGTTCCTGGTTGAAGGTGTCGACCTTGCCCAGCTTGACCGCATCATCGTACTGCTTCTTCACATAGTCGTAGGTGAAGCGATCGGGCCAGCTGCCCCGGAACTCCTCCCGGCTGCAGGGGAACTGCTCGCACACCGGGAACACGTTGACCGCCCACGCTCCCGACTCCACGGCCTTGTACAGAGGGTCCTTCGCGTTGAAGGGTGTACCTGACCAGACAATGATGTTCTTGGTTGGATGCAGGGCGTAGTTGACCGCCTTGTATACCGTGTCCTCTACCGCAGAGATCACGGTGGCCGAGCGGGCGTCTTCGTCCGAGATCAAGTCATCGAGCACCGCCAGCTGTGGCCGCTTGCCCATCTCCTTGGCACCACGGACGCCGGTCTTGGCACCGTAGCCTTTGACGATGAAGATCTTGCCGTCAGCGTTGCGGAACTCCCAGCGGATATCGGTGAAGCGGATCTCAGGTACGTACTGCTTCAGGAACTCGGAGTTATCCCAACGGAACTCCAGGTTCTTACGCATGTTCTTCACGCCGTTCTCAATTGAGTCCGACACATACAAGGCCAGGTCCACCCGCCCGAAGTTGGGCAGCTCACCGTAGGTGGCGATGTACAGGAACAGGTACTCGCCCATCACAGTGGTCTTGGCGATACCCCGGTGACACAGGTTGATCACCCGACGCCCACCCTCGGTGAGGGTATCGAGCATCTTGTAATGCACCAGGGGCGTTTTGTTCTCCTCGCCCTGCGCCCCGTTCACCAGCTTGATGAAGGTGACGAACTCCAGAGCAAAGTCACTCGGCACATAGCTCGGGTCGACCGTGTAGTCAGTGGCAGCCAGGTACTGCTCCACCTTCCACGGTGCCAACGCCTCGGCAACAGGGTCAGCAGCCAACGCACCCGTCACGCCCATGGCCATCCCGGCTATCGCCGAAGCCAGCTTGGTCATGGTCATAGGCCGATCTCCGATTCAAGCCTGCCTACCACCCATGCCAGGGCAAATGCGCCAATAACAACCAGAGAAAACCAGGCACTCATTGCAGGCGCTCCCCTTCAACGTCGATCACCAGCTTGCTGTGCGCCACCTCCTGGGCATTCATGGCCCCAGCCTCCAGCATCAGCCGCTGCTGGCGAGCGAGAGCCAGGGTGGTCTCACGCAGAGCCTGGATGGAGCTGTCCTCCTTCACGTTCACGTCCAGCTCGACCTTCTGGGTCTCCGGCATCTTCAGGTGCGTGAGCAGGGAGTTGGCCGCATCACAACGCACCTTCTCGCTATTGGCACTCACCATCAGCTCGGCCTGCACATTCAACGCCTTCTGGTACAGGTCCTGGTTCAACACGTAATGCGGAACCAGGGTTTGCTCGAAGATCAGGTTGACCAACTTGGACTTGTTGTACGCCGAGACATAACTGGCTATGTCCTTGGCAGTCACACCCTGATTGATAAAGCCCTGGTACTTGGACGGGAAGGTCTTCATGTACGCATCGATGTTGGAACAACCCAACAGCTTGTGACTGACGTACTTCACTGCATCGATGTAGTTGGAGATCTTGAACCGACCGTCCGCCATCACCTTGGTGTAACTCAGCAAGTTATCCCGGTACTGCTCGTACATCTCAGGATCAGCCAGTGTCTTGTTGACGGCATCAATCAAGTCCTGGCTTACCGACTTCTTCACCTTGTCAGGCAAAGCTCGCTGGAATTGTTCAAGAGTAAGTGCGGACATGAAGGAACCCCTATTCACCATATAGGGTGAACATAGTATGGAGTTGGGACTTAAAGACAAAATCGGAGTGAGTGGAAGTGTACGGAAGGAAAGGTATTTAGCGAAATTGGGTCCTCGGGTTTTGGGAATTTTTATAATTTGGGTACTGACCTAGTACTTACAGTTTCTTACCTCAAAAACTAAACCACCCCCCCCCATTACTCCGTACACGTATTCACCACCTACCTACCCACTACCACCAGGCTTCGCCTAAGTATGGATCAATCTCGATCCTTCCCTGATCAGGAGCTACACCATGTGGGACGCCATCTTCGCCGCTATCACCGCTGCCTTCCAATCCGTAGGCACCGTATGTCACGCAGCCAACACTGCAGCTGACTCCATCCATGACCTTGCCAAAGTAGGCAAAGTCCACAGCCAAAAGCTCCTGCTTGAGGCTGAACTCGAATCCGAGGAATCCATCTTCACCATGCGTACATCACTGGACGCCAAGAAGAAACTCCTCATCACGCAACAGCCGTAACACCAGGGACCCTTCGGGGTCCCTACCCTTTTTAAAGCACACACCTTTAAAGCACACAAAGAGCACACACCTTAGACAGTGTTATCAGAGATACAGTAGATCACCGGGCTTCGCCCGAGAGTGGAATGAGAGCAGTCAGCTCTCTCAACTCTTTGAGGTGATGTATGTTTCATACTCAGGTCCCTGTCTCTACTGAACTTGATGCCATCGAGTTCTTCAACACACTCGAAGAGTGTGAGGAATACTGCGAAGGAGTACTCATGTACTCCCTTCCAGAAGAGGATGGATTCTTCATCTGGAAAGGTACGGAACTGGCATGCACAGTTGCCCGTAATCCTTGGAACAATGAAGTATTCGCTTACCGCGAAAGTAACTTCGATTCCTTCTAATCCCAAACCGATACACACCCGATAAGTTGCTTGTCGGGTGCATCCTCATGTCTGGAGACAGTGTTATGGACAACTACCATGTTGTTGCCTACTTCGAGTACCACTCCAAGAAGTGTGGTCTGCATACCTTCGGTGGTATGAGCATGTATCACCTTGCTACTCGTGAACTCTTCGATGCGCGTACTCATTCCATGTACGGGTATCTCGTTTCGCCTGCTTGCGATACAGACATTCCTTTCTAATTCCGAGGTTCCTATGCAACCCACTGTCTCTCTGCTCATCACCACTGTCCTTGTATTCCAGCTTGTTGTTGTTGGTCTGATCTTCAACCACAACATGCCCAACTGGTGTGCTACTCCAGAAGTAGGACACAACTACCTGCTTCAACCTTTCTGCAAGTAATCACACATCTCTTCAGTTAATCAGGCGAACTCCGTTCGCTTGAGGAAGTGAGTTCATCTAAAGGACTTCAGTTATGGACATTCACGACAAACTCACACTGGTATTCAGTGGAGTCAGTATTGCCCTTATCTTCGGAAAACTGGGAGGTCTGATATGACCTTCCCTCTTCCCCTGATCGAGGTTGACGAGCATTCCGTCGCCTCGTTGTACATCTGCGATGAAGATCAGCTCGTGTCAGTCGATAGCGTGGAAGCCACTCTGGCCCATGCCATCGAGGACTACTACGCAAGCCGTGGCTACTACGTGGCCATCGAGCTGGCTTGAGTCAGCTTCACCTCTTTAAGCGTTCCCATCGTCCACCCGGCTTCGCCGGAGAATGGATAGAGCAGCCTGCTCAACACTACCCATGCAAGGAGATTCACCATGGCTTTTAATTCCAATGCCCGTAACAACCAGCCTGCTGTTGCCAACGACAACTGGAAGGCTCAAGGATTCATCAACATCTACCTGCCGACACCGGATGGTGGTCGTCGTAAGATCGGTTCGATCGCTCTGAAGGAATCGAAAGCCTACGAGGCTGCGCTGCTCAAGCGTCTGTCGACTGATCCTCTGGCCATCCAGAAGATGGCTGAAGCGATCCAGCTGGACTTCCAGCTCGCTGACAAAGAGGTGAAGGAAAACGAACTCGGTTTCTGATCCACCTCTGTGGCATCCAAGGCCTGCTTCCCTCAAGGGGGAGTGGGCCTTTTTATTATGCGTCGTTTTCGTCAGACAGCTTCGCTGGAGGATGGAATCACCTACCTGTGTCGCTGACAGTGGACTCCCTTCGGGGAAGCACAGGCGATTATCCAGAGCCGTGTTGCACGGGCTTTTTACCCATCAAGGAGTGAACCATGACCACCCTCGAAAAGCTGCAAATGCACCTGATCAGCCCTGCCATTCACCAGCACTTGCCGGGACACTTCCATAAGGAAGTTGCTGCGTCTGTGCGTTGTGCTGACGGCACCACAATGTCGGTGCAAGCCAGTGAGCACGCTTACTGCTCACCGCGTACCAACTTCGGTCCTTATACCCAAGTGGAGGTCTGGCGCTGTGGTGAGGTGCCTGCATGGGCTGAATACGGCGATGGTGAAGAACCGTATGCCTACCTTCCCATTGAATTGGTAGTGGAAGAAATAGACCGTCGAGGCGGTTTCGCAAATTGACCAGAAGCCCCGATTCAAGGGCTTCGTTGTATCTGGAGTAACCATGAGCCACACCGTTGTAGCCGTCGACAAAACCACCGACACCATCGTCCACATTCAGGTGGAAGATTTGTCGGACTTCAATGCCCTTGACGCAGCTCACCTGCTGTACGAGCGGCCCAAGCTGGTGCTGTTCATACCCCAGATCCACAAAGACATAGTGCATTCGCACATGCGCTATCACCGCAGCCGTGGCTGTGTGAAGCACCGTCTCTGCCATATCACCGATATCCCTGCACGAGTCCGTGCTGCGTTTCTACTTGCCCACTGAAAGGAATCCTCAATGTCCGTATCTGCTCTGCGTTACCTGCACACCCCAACCAACAAAGAACACGCTGTGCGTGTGGCCTCTCTGCATGACGCTCGGGAGATCGTATCTGCCCTTGATCAGCAGAAGGTTAAGGGCATCCGCATCAGCTACTTCAGTGATTACCACCACTGTGAGGTGATCACTCACCAGTTCACTGATGGCGAGTTCATCACCACCCGGAAGCGGGTGTGAGCGTCCAGTACCTGTGCCTGAAGCGTGGCGTGCTTCAGCACCACATTGAGCCAGATGAGGATTGGCTGGAATTCCCTTCTCGTTACCTCAAGGCCAACCCTCATGCCGCTGTATATCGCAAGCGGCATACAGGTGGACAGTACCTGCGATATGCCTATGACAAGGCCAAACGTCACCCACGCCAAATGCGTTCGACCGTGATGGAACGTCACGAGCTACCGCCTGAAGTACAGGCAGCCATGCTGCTGCTTGATATCAAATAACCAAGGAGAGATCCATGTCCCATCCCACTCTGATGCTGCCGTACGACCTGCAGTTGGCCAACGAACACCGGTTCTCCAAGCATCACATCGACCGCTATATCCGCAAGGAGATAGCAGCCAATGAGTGGATGCAGGCCAAGGTGCAAGAAGGCGTTCAGCTGCTTAATGACTGGCTGTCTGGCCAGTACTACGAATCCAAGATGGCACGACTGGAACAGGTCCGTGCCCTTGATCTGGAGGAGTTGGTACTGACCATCTTCACCCAGATCGCCTACTGCCAGCGTGACGAGCTGTTCACTTCGGTGACGGCTCAGCTGGCAGGCAGACTGCACTTCAGCGAGAAGCGTGAAGGCATCCAGACCATCGCTGAGATGGTGGCTGTGCTGTGTGCGACAGACGTGTTCGATATCAACAAGTACAGCAACGCTGCCAGCTTGATGATCCAGAGCCGTATCCCACTCAGTGAGGAGCTGCTGCAGTACATCTACGAATCACGGTTCCTGCCACCCATGGTCTGCACACCCAATGTGGTCACGCACAATCATGAGTCAGGCCACCTGACCCACAACGATTCGTTGGTACTGGGCAAAGGCAATCACCATGACGGTGACCTCTGTCTGGACGTGATCAACCTGCAGAACCAGATCCCGCTCAAACTGGACTTGGACTTTCTGTGTGCCTTGGAAGAGGAACCCAACAAACCCTTCACACTGGAGAACGTGAAGGACAAGGCCCTTGAGGAAGGGGACGTGCTTACCGATGCCCAAGCCAAGGAGATCCTGCAACAGCAGATCGACAACTGGGACACCTTCAAGGCCGAGTCCAACGACATGTATATCCTGATGTTGAACCAAGGCAATCGCTTCCACCTGACCAACAAGGTGGACAAGCGAGGGCGTCTGTATGCCATCGGTTATCACATCACCACTCAAGGCAGTGCCTTCAAGAAGGCTGTCATTGAGCTGGCTGACGAAGAGATCGTGGAGGGTGTGTGAAGACGTACGTTGTGTTCTACGGAACACAGGTGTACGGCGAGTACACCCCAGTCACATGGCCTGATGATCTACCAGATGGTGCTTACGCCATCACGCCGTTCGGTAACTGGATTCGTATTAATCACGGAATTCACCTGCCTTGTGATCCGGACGATGTACCTGCCGTAGTGAAGACACTAGCCCTAATCTTGGGGCGTTAAACCCCAACCTAATCAATCGCTTACCGGTGTGAACAACACCGGGACGGCATCCTATTGCCCAAAGGAATTGAAACCATGATGAAATTCACAGGCTTTGAATACTTGCTGATCGACGCTGCCAACAACTTTGGTCTCGACAAGCTCCGCTTCGAAGATCGCATCCAATGGGCACGGGACAACCTTGACCATCTGGAGGACCTACTCGATCAGGCTGAAACCAAGCCGCTGTACCTCAAGGCTGTGATGGCCATCCGCAAGGCGCAGAACCGTGAACCCACTGGCCACCTCGTGGCTATGGATGCCACCTGCTCCGGTGTGCAGATCATGTCTGTACTCACTGGCTGCATGGCAGGTGCCAAGGCCACTGGTCTGGTTGATCCTGACCGTCGTGCCGATGCCTACAGTGACCTGAACGAGTGCATGAATGGTTTGCTGGGTGGCGGATTCTCCGTACCACGCAAGGACACCAAGCAGGCACTGATGACCAGCTGCTATGGCTCCAAGAAGGTGCCAAAGGTGCTGTTCGGTGAAGGTACTGAAGAACTCAACGCCTTCTATGAGGCGGTCGAGATCGTGGCACCCGGTGCATGGGAACTGCTGCAGGACCTGTTGGCCAGCTGGCAGGCCTACTCACTGTGCCATGCGTGGAAGCTGCCTGACGGCTTCGATGCCAAGGTCAAAGTGATGGTTAAGCAGGAGGCTCGTATCGAGGTGGATGAGCTGGATCACGCCACCTTCACCTACGAGTACTACGTCAACGAGGGTGAGAAGACTGGCCGTGCCAACGTGGCCAATGTCATCCACTCCATCGACGCCTTCATCCTGCGTGAGTTGCTGCGTCGCTGTAACTACGACTTCAACGTAGTGAGCTATGCCAACGATCTGATCGAGACTGAGCTACTGGAGCGTAATCTGAATGGCTGGAACCACCCACAAACGGACTCGGATATCGAGTACTTCAGTGCGCAGTTCATGCGCAGTGGCCAAGCCAGTGTGGTGATCCTGCCTTACCTCAACGAACACAACGTATCCAGTCTGGGAACGTGGCACCTGCAAGTGCTTAAAGGCATCACCAACCAGATGTTGCAATACAACCCCTTCCCGGTGATTACCATCCATGACTCGTTCGCGGCTCATGCCAACAACGTCAATTGGGTGCGTCACTGGTACAAGGAGATCCTTGCAGAACTGGCTGACTCGGAAGTCCTCAGCGACATTCTGAGCCAGATCCATGGTGTAGCGGGCAACGTGCCCAAGCGCATGCAGAACCTTAGTGCCCTGATTCGCCAGTCCAACTATGCACTCTCCTGAGTTGAACAGGTGCGCTCCGCGCACTCGATGAAGCAACTCCTCTTGCAGCCCTTCGGGGTTGCATCTTTTTTTTCCAGCACCCGCACAGCTGAACGAAGACAGTCATAGAAGTATTGGAGAACTTCTCCAAACTACTAAACCGATATTCTAACTTTCGGAAAGACAGTCATTTCTACCATGTGCTGCCGATAGACAGACTCCCTCTTTAGGACCCCCTTTAATGACTGTTTGGATTCTCTCTGACAAAGAGCAGGACGAGATTGCTCGTATCTATTCTTTGAAGTTCCACACCATGTATGACCTGGCCAATAAGTACCAAGTCTCGATTGGAACCATAAGCAAAGTGCTGCGTGAAAAAGGCATCACTGGCAAGGCTCCAGCCATTACTGTTGAGCAAGCCAACTTGTTGCAAGTTGCAGATAAGTACTTGATCAACGCCCCCAAGCTGGAAGAGCTTGTTCACATGCCTTCTCTCACTTACCCCAATGTCCAGCGTTACCTGGAAGGACTGGAACAGGACAGATTGATAACTCTGTTCTCCCGTACTTCCATTGGTAACTGGCTACTCTCCCTACAACCCAAGGAAGAACAACATGTTGAAAGCAATTGAAGGACGCAAGACCACCCCAGAACACATGAGTCTGTATCCCACTATGGACTCCGTGACTGATGCAATTACCTACATCGAGTCACAAGTTCCAGTTACCGATCGCAACAAGATGTTCAGTCTGCTGATGATGTACAACAACACATTGTTGGCAGAACTCAATCGCAGTAAAGCAGCGTAACAGGGAAGGTTATGGAAACTAATCCAATCGATTCAATGCTTCCCATCATTGTTGAAGCAGTTCAATCCTGGCGTGGCAAGAACATGGCCAGCTCTTTGACCCAGCAAGTCCATTCCACACTGGATAAAGAAGCCAAGCAGATTGTTCTAAAACTGTTGGGCTTCGACACGAACTACTCCAGCTACATGTTGGACCACTGTAATGGCCGTTCGGGTAACTCCACTGCTGGTGATTACATTGCCGGGGTACAAAAAGAAGCTGTTCGTAACTGGTTGGCCTCTGTACCCATGCCTGAACTAACCGATGAGGAACGAACAACCCTCAGTGCGTCCATGCGCCAGGAATACATTTCCAAGTTCCGTCGTGAAGTTCTGCAACAAGCCAATAACAAAGCAATCGCTGATGCAAAAGAACTGGTCAACAAAATCAGCGAATCACTCACCATCGACAGCTACGTCAAGCTGCGCGATCTCATTTCAAGCAAGGAAGAATCCAATGAGTAATCAACACGCACTTAAAGCCATCAGCCGCATCCTCGATATCTTCCTCAGCTCCGAAGCGCAGATCCGTCCGCACTTCCCACTGATCCAGTAAGGAATCCCCATGAAATCTCTACCAGGCCGGTATAACAGAGGGTCGTCATGAGTGAATACCTCATCACACTCATCCTCGCAGGCTGCTTGATCGCCGCTGCAGTGATCTTCTCAGACCAGACAGTAAATCCTGCCCACATTGCCTGGGCGGAGAATTCCTGCAGCTTGAACAGCGGGATACATGAACTCTCGGCAGACAGGGAACAACTCAGCGTTCGTTGCATGAATGGTGCTGTGTTCATTGCTGCAAAAAGTGGGGTCAAGCCATGAGTATCACCGTCTTGGTGGTTTACCTCTGCACATCTGCTGCCATGGACAACTGTTCCGTCTGGCAAGAAGGCAGCTGGACCGGTGCAGCAGCACCCATCTACTGCACCGTCGAGCGTGATCTGGCTGAAGCCAGCGTCCTGCCCAATCAATTCATTCGTTACGAATGTGAAACCGTCGAGACCGAACAGGTCGCGCGCACCCAACACAAAGGAATAAACCAATGAAGGTAAAACTCAGCCAAGCACACGACATGATCGTGCAGTGCATCAAGGTCGGCCTGGTCCCGATCGTCAAGGGCAGCCCTGCCGTGGGCAAGTCCTCCATCGTTCACCAGATCGCCAAGGAATACGGTCTCAAGGTCATCGACCTGCGCCTTGCTCAGTGCGACCCAACCGATCTGCTGGGCTTCCCCAACACTGCCAATGGCCGGGGCCGCTATGTACCCATGGAAACCTTCCCCATCGAAGGAGATGAGCTTCCGAAGGGCTACGAAGGCTGGCTGTTGTTCATGGATGAGTTCACCAGTGCTCCGCGTGGCGTGCAGGCTGCTGCTTAATTTATAGGCATTCACAGAAGAGACTCTGTGTCTAAAGCTACTTAAAACGGGAAACTCTGACTAGCTTATATCTGCTTGCACTTAGTTGTGCTTGTTTGTAAGCTAAAGACAATCCGTTGCTAAGTAGGAATTGAAATGACTGAAATCTGGAAAGACATTCTTGGATATGAAGAGACTTACGAAGTTTCCAACTTCGGAGGAATCCGTTCCAAGAGCCGAGTAGTCCCTTGTAAAGGGGGAACTCGTACCGTCAAAGGCCAAATCAGAAAAACCTTTCTGAACAGAAAGGGATATCCAATTACCACGTTGTGTCAAAACAACAAACTGATGACATTTACTGTTCACCAGTTGGTAGCTCAAGCCTTTATTCCCGGCTTCATCAAAGGAACGGAAATTAACCATAAGGATGGAAATCCTGGTAACCCTTCCGTAACTAATTTGGAAGTATCCAACCCATCTCATAATCAGCTACATGCTGTGAGGATGGGTCTGGTCCCTAAACAAGGGATATCCAAATACCGGAACGTGACTTATGTGAGTAACCCTCGGGCGAAATATAAGTGGGCGGGATCGGTACGACATGCAGGCAAATCCGTCTTTGGATGGAAAACCTTCATGACTGAGGAAGAAGCAGCGCGCCATGTTGACTGGTTGCTTGATTCCATTGGAGACACTGACCGGATTCGGAACTTCCCTTCAATTCCTTAAATGCCCAACGACTAGTCCGCTATAGGACGTAGGCCCAAGTGGGTCGAAATGGTAGCCCCCCAAACAGGTCAAGCTGTGGGGGTTGATATAGTCTGCTCTGCATAGAAATATGCAGCAGTGATGCCTCAGGAACATCACGGGTAAGGCGTAACGCCCCTTACTGAACACAAGGTATAAATTAGTCCTGGATCGCATGGTCGGTACTCACACCCTGCACAAGAAAGTCGCCATCGTCTGTGCAGGCAACCTGGAGACAGACGGAGCCATCGTCGAAGAGATGAGCACGGCTCTGGAATCTCGCTTGGTTCACATGGAAGTCACGGTGGACCACAAGGACTGGTGTGAAGGATGGGCCATGCAGAACGGCATCGACCACCGCATCACCAGCTTCATCAAATTCAAACCAGGGATGCTGTACACCTTCAGCCCTGATCACACCGACTGCACCTACGCCAGCCCCCGAACCTGGGAGTTCGCCAACCGCCTGGTCAAGGGCAAAGAGATCGGTATCGACGACATTCCTCTGTTGGCTGGAACCATCTCCGAAGGCGTGGCACGCGAGTTTCGAACCTTCACCCAGATCTACAGCAACCTGCCCACCCTGACCCAGATGATGGAACAGGCCACCACGCTGCCGGTGCCTCAGGAACCCAGCATCCTGTTTGCACTGACCGGTTCGATTGCGCACAACGCCAACGATGAGAACGCAGGTCCGCTGATGGACTTCGTGTCCCGTCTGCCGATCGAGTTTCAGGTGGTCACCCTGCGTGAAATGGTACGTCGTAGCCCTGCCCTGATGAACCACAAGTCCGTCCAGGCGTGGATCACCAAGAACGCGAAGGAGCTGTTCTGACATGGGCGACCGCACCTACGTGTACCTCTATGTGCCTGCCGAGTTGTTCGAGCAGGCCAAAGAGATCGCCATCAAGTACGACGGTCAACCTGAAGAGGAAAACACTGACGATGATCAGCTTCACTACCTTGGCTTCGAGGAAGTGAATTACGGGGAGCTGAATTGCATCCGGGAGCTGCAATTAGCAGGCATACCCTATGACATGGACTGGGCTGATGGAGCCAACTACGAAGAGGGGGTACAGCACTGCCGCTTCACCGAAACAGGGGAACTCTCTCTCAAGGTCGTAATGGGGAGCGATCACAGCATCGATCCCTCCGTACTGGAAGAGGTCATCAAAAAGCATAACACCCTCGATGCCGTGAAGGATTTTCTGAAGAAACATAACGAAGTTGTCAATCCACTCCCTTGGGACAACCAAGTCGAGTATGGAAAGATATACCGCACCAAACAACTAATTGCGGGCAATACAGAACAGTTGACCCTCAACACATAACGACTATTCCGCTAAATACTTAGACGGAACAGCGCTGCCAAAGTGCAACACACTTAACTCAATCCAAGTAGTAGACAGGTAGTATAAATGCTCGTATTAACCCGCAAGGCAGGTCAGGCAATTCACATCGGCGACAACATTGTTGTTCGTATTCTGGGTTATCAGAACGGTCACTTCCGCGTGGGCATTGAAGCCCCCAAGGACATTGATATTCAACGGGACGATATGAAGAATCCAAAAAAGCCGGAAGTTGTCAGTGAATAGTTCAGGTACACGGAAACCCAGAATACTTCGCAAGAAGTCTTTTGAAGTAACCCTGAACAGCACCTGCGATATCTGTGGTCAGCACCGTGGCGGGAGTTCTCCTGTCAGTCACATCAAGTGTTCCAAGATTCGTCAGAATCGTCCGAAGTAACTAATACACAGTTCAATAGTTCAACTTGCGGGATAGTTATATCTGCAAGTTGAACTTCTGTTGTCCAGTTAGTTGTAACTCTCTATCAAAGGAAGTTCGTCATGTCATTGCAAGATGCCAACAAGGCTCTCGATAAAGCCAAGATCGGTCTTATGAGTAAGCCTGATAGTGCTTTCTTTACCACCCTCTGTCTTTCGTTTCGTCATCTGTTTGACGAGACCATTCCAACTGCGTGTGTGTCCGATACCGAGATCCGGATCAACCCGCAGTTCTTCCTTTCGCTCTCCGATCAAGAGCGGATATTCGTCCTGGTGCATGAGTGCATGCACCCTGCCCTGATGCACACCGTGCGTCGAGGGGATCGTGATCCCGTGAAGTGGAACATCGCTGGCGATCACGTCATCAACCTGATGCTGCTGGATCGTGGCTTCAAGATGCCTGATTGGGTACTCAAGGACCGTCAGTACCAGGGGATGAGTACCCTGCAGGTATACGACCTGTTGCCGGATGATCCCCAAGCACCCCGCATGCAGGACTTGTCGCCCAGCTCTCAGTCTCCCGAGGAGCAACAACAAACCGAGCAAAACATCACCGATATCGTCATGCGTGCTGCTACGCAGTCGGCGATGAGTGGAGATACACCAGGCACCATTCCAGGTGATATCCAGATCTTCCTGGATGAATACCTCAACCCCATACTTCCATGGGACAAGTTACTACGGAAGTTCTTCAATCAGTTCGCCAAGACGGACTACACCTGGAAGCGTCCTAATCGCCGTTTCATGCCTGAGCATATTCTCCCAACACTTTACGGCATCACCCTCGGTGAAATAGCCGTTGCCGTTGATACGTCTGGTTCCGTCAGTGACGCAGACTTCCATCGCTTCATCAGTGAAGTAAATGGAATCATGAAGAAGTTGAAACCCTCACAAATAACCCTGTTGCAGTTTGATACCCGCATCCATAAAAAGGATGTACTCAAAAGTGTATCTGACTTAAATCAGGTCACGTTCCACGGACGTGGGGGTACGAATGTTTCAGAAGTAATCCAGTGGGCCAGAGACAACAAGCCAGTTGCACTCTTGTTATTCAGCGACGGTGAATTCAGGCATGTAACGCCTGCACCGAAGTGTCCGGTATTGTGGGTTATCCACAACAACAAAAAGTTTACTGCCCCCTACGGGAAAGTTATCCACTACAACATCTGAGGTGAATCATGGAAGTTGCTGAAGCACTTAAACAAGTTAAAGCAGCAGGTAAGCGCAACAGCAACTACCTGGTTATCAACCTAAGTTATAACCACCAAATCCTGCTGCCCTACAACGAAGGGATGTTATTCGTATCTAGCCTAGAAAAGGCAGAGACTCTTGAAGTCCCTTATTCAAGACCGCCAGTAGTTAAAGGTTTTGAAATGTCATCCATAGAGTTCCGAGTTATATCGGAGCACGAGTACCACCGACACAAAGTTGCTCAACTGATGGGGGTTTCTCTCGACAGTGTTAATTCACTGGAACCCATACAATCACCCAAGGAAGAAGCATGAACGCACTTACCCTGTCACCCGATCAACAAGCAGGCTATGAGGCCTTCTCCAGTTTTCTGTTGGACCTACATAAGTCTGTGTTCGTCCTGGCAGGGCATAGTGGCACGGGTAAGAGCACCCTGGTTCGCACCCTGCTGGAGCAGATTGACAACCTCTTCAAGATGGCCCGTCTGATCAACCCCAACTACCCCGTCTTCGACGTGAAACTCACGGCCACTACCAACAAGGCCTGTGAGGCGCTTCGCCACATCACGGCACGGGAAGTCACCACGATCCAGTCAGCCTTAGGACTGCGTGTACAGACGGACTACAGCACCAATACCACTCGACTGGTGGTTCGCCAGGGTGCTGATATCGTTCAGAACACCGTGCTGTTTATCGATGAAGCCAGCTTCATTGATCGGGATCTGTTACTCACCATTTTCAAGCGTACCGAACGCTGCAAGATCATCTTCATTGGTGACCCTGCTCAGCTGACACCTGTGAAGAGCGATATCACACCTGTGTTCGAAGCGGGATACGAAGGGGTGCATCTGTCCAAGGTGGTTCGCCAGGCCGAAGGCAACCCGATCATCGAGTTGTCTACCAAGTTCCGCGAGACGGTCACCTCAGGGGAGTTCTTCAGCTTCCAGCCGGACGGTCACTTCATCCAGCACATGGATCGGGCAGCGTTCGATCAGGCGATCCTGGCTGAGTTCGGACGCCCTGACTGGCACTACCACGACTCCAAGGTTCTGGGTTGGACTAACAAGTGCGTGGTGGCTTACAACCGGGGCATCCGGGACTTCATTCAAGGAGATCCGGACTTCCAGATCGGTGACTACGCCGTGTGTAACCACTTCGTTGGGACCAAGGGTTACAGCATCAAAACCGATCAGTTGGTGCAAATCACCAGTATCAGTGAACCCTCGTTCGAGCTGGGCTTACCAGGCAAGTACTTCCAGGTGGACGGCAACGTCACCAAGTTCATGCCCGACTCACTCACTGACAAGAAGGCTCTGGTACGTCAGGCCCAGAACGAAGGCAACGCCATGGCGCTGTACGAGATGGATACCAACTGGATCGATCTGCGTGCAGCCTTCGCATGCACCATCAATAAAGCCCAAGGCAGCACCTTCCGCAAAGTCTTCATCGACCTCGACGACATTAGAAAATGCACCCTGGGTAGCCAGATTGCACGCCTGATGTACGTGGGTGTAAGCCGTGCCAGCGAGCAGGTGATCTTCACGGGAGACCTTGTATGAGTGGTGCCTTGTACCAGCTTCAAACAACTGCACTTCCGGGCGAGGTGATGCGTATCAACGGACCTTGGGACACATGGGGCCGCGTGATAAAGCTGCAATCGTCTGGATTCCACTTGATCAGGGGGCTGGGCCACCAGAAACCAAGGGACGCAAAGTAATGGATGAAATCCTGCATGATCCTCGGACCAAGCAGCAGCTCAAGGATGCGATTTACAACCACCTCTACGAGCCGGTGCGACGGTCCTACAACATCAAGCTGCGTCAGATCGTACGGGATAACTCCCGAATGCTGCACAGCCCCCACGAATCGTTTACCTACCGTGGCCAGATCTACGCGATCGACGCCAAGGCAACGATGCCCCGCAAGATGAACCGGCTGGTTCCAAGCCTGCAGCCCCAGATGGAAGCCTACCTGGCTGAAGTTAAACGGCTGAACGACACCGAAGTCCCGTTCGTCATGGGCTTCGTCAACCAGGTGCTGAACGCCTCGAATACCTTCGAGGATTACCTGCGCCTGTTGCCGGAGTCGATCCACGGACCCATCCGAGCCATGCAGGCAAGCTGCCCTTGTCGAACGGTCAAACTGACCGAAGAAGACATTCAGGCAATCAGGGAAAAGAACCAGCTTTCGATTGACCTGATGAAACAGCGGCAGGTGCTGAACCTGCTGCTGTAGGAGACGCTATGCGGCACCTTATCTTCGAGCAGGCCGAGCGTTACGAGATTGCCGTGCTGACCAAGGCGGCAGCTTTCAACGAGATGGCTATGCGTAACCACTACATCGAGCCGCTGAACAAGCTCGGTGTGCCCACCCACCGCATGATCGGCTTCACCTTGGAATACAACGACGCTGGCAAGGTCCCGGTAGCCTTCATCAAGGAGTACCTGGACAAGCTGCTGGTTGCGTTGAACAGCCTGGGGGTGAAGTACCTCTTCTGCACCGATGCAGCGTATTTCAAGACGCTGACCAAGATGACCAAGGCCGAACCGCACTACGGCTATGTGCTGCCCTGCAAGATCCAGGGATTCGAGCACATGCAGGTGGTGCTGGGCCTGAACTACCAGCAGATGGTCTACAACCCCGAGTTGTACCAGAAGCTGGACATGTCGTTGCAGACCCTGGCCGATGCCGTGCAAGGCAATTACCAACCACTGGGCCACAACATCATTCACTCAGCCCAGTACCCATCCACCTATGACGACATTGCAGCCGCACTCGACTCGCTCCATCAGTACCCTGAGCTATCGGCAGATATCGAGGCCTTCGGTCTGGCTTTCAACCAGGCCGGTATCGCCTCGATTGGCTTCGCCTGGGACCAGCACAACGGTGTCGCATTCCTGGTCGACTACATGCCGATGCTGGAGGCCGAGAAGGTCCTCAACCTGCTGCAGATCCCTGACCACAACAAGGGGCTGCATGGCGTTCGCTGCAACAACAAGCCCATCAAGCAGCTGCTGCTCAAGTTTCTCACCAGCTACAAGGGCAAGCTGACCTGGCACAACGCCTCTTATGACCTGCGATCGATCATCTACGAACTGTGGATGAAAGACTTCCTGGATCAGAAAGGCTTGCTGCTGGGACTGGATATCCTCACCCGATCGTTCGACGACACCAAGGTCATTGCCTACCTGGCCACCAACAGCACAGCCGGTAACGTGCTGGGTCTGAAGGCACTGGCTCATGAGTTCGCGGGCAACTGGGCGGTGGAGGAAATCAACAACGTCCTGGCCATCGAGCCAGCCAAGCTGCTGCAGTACAACCTGGTGGACTGCCTATCGACCAACTACGTCAAGGCCAAGTACTACCCCATCATGGTGGCTGACCAGCAGGAGGGGCTGTATCACTCGCTGATGCTGCCGAGCCTGAAGGTCATCATCCAGATGGAATTGACCGGCATGCCGATGGAGAAGTCGCGTGTTCAGGAGGCGAAAGCCGAACTGGAGCGACTGGAAGCCAGTTACCTCAAAGTCATCATGAGTCACCCACTGATCGCTCCACTGGAAGCGAAGATGACCCACGAGGCCTGGGAGAAGGACTTCGAGGATCGCCGTGGTAAGGCGAAAAACCCCGACAAGATCTTTCCCAAGGATCAAAAGACCTTCCCTAAGTCAGTGTTCAACCCCAACTCAGGACCGCAGCTACAACGTCTGTTGTATCAGGAGATGGGCCTTCCGGTCATCGACCTGACGGACACCAAGCAACCGGCTACCGGTGGCGACACCCTGGAGAAACTGGTCAACCATGCCAGCAAGCCCGAGGACAAAGCCTTCCTGCAAGCCATGGTCGAGTACACCGGGGTCACCAAGATCCTGTCAGCATTCATCCCAGCGTTTGAAAAAGCATTGGAGAAGGGTGACGGCAAGGTCTGGCTACATGGTGGCTTCAACCTGGGTGGCACCGTCTCCGGACGACTCAGCTCCAGCAAACCGAACATGCAACAGATCCCATCGGGGTCGACGTTCGGCAAGCTGATCAAAAGCTGTTTCGCGGCACCCAAGGGCTGGATTTTCGCGGGTGCGGACTTCAACTCGCTGGAGGACTATATCAGTGCCCTGACAACCAAGGACCCGAACAAGCTCAACGTCTACATCCGAGGCTTCGACGGTCACTGCCTTCGTGCTGCGTACTACTTCCGTGAGGAATTGGAAGCAGAGGGGCTGATCATCGACCGGGAAGACCCCAAGTCGGTGAACCAGCTCAAGAAGATGGATCATCCTCTTCGCCAGGACTCCAAGGCACCCACCTTCCTGCTTACCTACGGTGGTACTTACCACGGGATGATGAGCAACCTGGGCTGGCCAGAGGACAAGGCCAAGGCAATCGAAGCCAACTACCACGACCTCTACAAGGTGTCGGATGAGTACGTGGCCAAACGGCTGGAGCAGGCTGCCAAAGACGGTTACGTCGAGGTGGCATTCGGACTGCGGGTACGCACCCCGTTGCTCAAGCAGGTGATCTGGAAAGGCTCGAAGATGCCCTACGAGGCAGCAGCAGAAGGCCGTACCGCAGGCAATGCCCTGGGTCAGTCCTACGGCTTGCTGAACAACCGGGCAGCGGTTGAGTTCATGCAGAAGGTGTGGAACTCACCCTTCCGCCACGACATTCTGCCGGTGGCGTTGATCCATGACGCTATCTACCTGCTGATCCGTGACCGAATCGATGTGGTCACCTGGGCCAACAGGGAATTGATCAAGTCGATGCAGTGGCAGGAGTTGCCGGAGATCCAGCACGACACCGTGAAACTCGGTGCTGCGTTGGACCTGTTCTACCCGGACTGGGCACACCCCATCACCCTACCCAACGATGCCACGCCTGAGCAGATCCGAGAGGTATGTGAAAAGGCGTTGGGGGAGTTGGAATCCCACAAGGAGGCTGCATGAAGAAAGCCTATCTGGCAATCCAATGCACAGCGCCTGACGGTACGGTAGGCACGTTCTTGTACTCATCAAAAGATGAAACAGGCTACGTGCTTGCTTCACCTGTTATGCCAGGCTGCGTCGAGTTATTCGATTGGTGTAAGGAGAACAACTGGAAGGCATGCTCAGGTCCTTCTCCGGTTGGTAACTACGTTAAGTACCACTAACCAGACCCCTCTTCGGAGGGGTTTTTCATTTCTGGAGCATCTATGAACGGATACGTTGCTTTTTACAACGGCCAGCGCCTTGAGGTGTATGCCGATGATCTCTGGTCAGCCAAGCAGCAAGTGGTTGAAAAACTCAAGGTGTCTAAGTCCAAGCAGCACATGGTTAGCGTGTTGCTAGCTGAAAAGGACAGTCAGCCGGTTGTCCACACACCAGACTTTTGAGGATACGTTGATGATCTTCCCCACTCGCATCAATGGCATCCCCTGCCAGTGCGAGGTTACCCACTACGAACCCACGCTGCCTGGGAGTTTCACCGAACCTCCTCAACCCGAGGAGTTCGAGTTCCGGTTGCTGGATCGTCGTGGGTATCCAGCACGGTGGTTGGATGCTCATGTAACCCCACAAGTCGAAGACCAGTTGTTCCAGGCGTTCAAGCAACACCTGGATGAACTGGATCACCCATCCATGGATCAGGAGGTGGCCTGATGGCGTACCAGGTTCCAAAGAAAACACTCATCAACCGCTTCGGTATCGACGTTGAATCTCACAGTGCCAGTTTGCTGATGCACAGGCTGGGCGGCGTCAAACCCACCTACTCCATTTACCACGCAGGGGCTTACCGAGAAGACCTGGGTTACTCCCAAGTGTGGGTGGACACCCGTTGGACTGAGCAAGAGCTGGAAGCCTGGTTGGATAAATCCAAAGGTATTGATTATGTCGGTATCTGGGTTCGTAAAGAAACCCAGACCATTGCTGCGTAACTTAAAAGGAGTTTGATATGGGGTATACCCACTACATGGATCAGCTAAAACCTGCTGAGCCAGCAGCTTGGCAGGCAATCTGCGACGACTTCCGCAAGATGATGGCCACTGCTCTATTGAGCCAGCCACTCCCCATTCAACGAGAAGATGAGGTTGGCGGTCAGCCTTTGGTTGACAGCAAGTACATCATCTTCAATGGTATCGGTAATAACGGCCATGAAACCATGGTGCTGCAACGTGATGGAGAGGGATTTCAGTTCTGTAAAACAGCCCATAAACCCTACGACCGTGCAGTTACTGCATTGTTGATTCTGGCCGACTTTCATTCACCTAATACCTGGCTGGTTAAATCTGATGGAGCACCGGATGACTGGCAAGAAGGGTTAGAACTGGCTCGAACAGTTCAACCGGAATGTAACCTGCCTTCTGGTATTACCTCCTTCATCTAACTAAGTTGTTGTAATATGCCCTCCAGTTAATTCCGGAGAGTACCCATGCACCAACTTCTTGAATATGAAACCGACAACATCATCGTAGGCTCCGGTGAAGTTCCCGCTGTAATGACCAAGACAGGGATTGCCTGGGTACTTCCAGGCGGCACTGTTACACATAACCGTGAAGTCGCCATCGCCAATGCTGCAACAATGGATCGGATGATTCGACGCAACTTGAGACGTTACAAACGTCGTCTATTCAAGTGATGCAATTTGGGAAGTTAACACTGCCCTATTAGAATCCACTCAACCTTTCCTACTGCAGCAGGTGACCTATGCCTTGGCGCAACCAACCCGATCTGTATGCGCTTGTATGGGCACTTGTGATCAGTCTCATCAGTGGATTCATTTCCATTGCTCAACGCATTGCCAGAGGCTACCCCTCCTCTAAACTCTGGATACTCAGTGAATTCTCTGCAGCCGTTCTGGCTGGCTACCTCATGGCAGACGCCTACCCCAAACTTGCACACCAACTTCCAGAATGGGCAACCCTGCCTATTATGGTGGCGTTGGCTGCACACATTGGGGGTAGAGCGTTCCAGGGCATAGAGGCTGCACTGTCCAAGCGATACCGCATCACGTTACCCAAACCAGGTGATACACCGGGGCTGTAACCAAAGGAATTAACAGACGCCCTTCGGGGCGTTTTTTATTGCATGGAGTTCGTATGACCTTCACTCATGAATTTGCTCAGAACTGGCTCAGAGCCAAGTTACTGTTGCTTGGTCGTTCCAAAAATGCCTTCGAAGTTCGCCTTCGTTGTAAATCAACCCAGGACGATCTGTTCATGCTCCATGAACAGGGCGTTCTTGACCTGGATGAATACACCCATGCCCTGAGCCAGGTACTCACATCGCGTGCAGTACGTCTGGCTCAGGTGGCCATCCAGGAGGCTTGTGTCTAGGAGACTGTTGTGCCGCTTGAACCCACCGTCCTGGAACGCCTAAAGGCACGTATCCAGGTCAACGAAGATACAGGGTGCTGGGAATGGACCGGCGAGCTGAACCGTAACGGGTATGGCCGCATCTGGGTTAAAGGCAAGCGCCTGATGGCCCATCGGGTGACCTATGAGCACTTCATCGGCCTGATCGAAGAAGGCCTGGTGCTGGATCACCTCTGCCGTACCCGTTGCTGCTGCAACCCAGCCCATCTGGACCCTGTAACCGTCCAGGAGAATACCCACCGAGGCAATGCCGTGCTGTTCCAACGCATAGCAGCCTGACCCCAAAGATCCCTAAAGCCCGCCTAGTGCTGGTTTTTTCATTTCAGCCAAAGGAAAGATCATGCAGGTCTCTCAGCAAGACGACTTCATCACGCACGCCGTCATCGGCAACCAGGAAACCGTGGAAATGGGCGTAAGCGATGACGCAGCCCTGATGCACATCCTGTCCTCCACCCTGTACACCCACCCCAAGCTGGCCGTGGTGCGCGAGATCATCTGCAACGGCTGGGATGCACACATCGCTGCGGGCAAGACCAGTACCCCGCTGCAGATCACCCTCAGCGAGTCCCAACTGACCGTGCGTGACTTCGGCTTCGGTATCGCCCATGCCGAGATCGGCCCGATCTACGGTGTATACGGCAATTCGACCAAGCGTGGCGACTCCAAATCCACTGGTGGTTTCGGTCTGGGCAGCAAGGCACCGTTTGCCTACACCGACAACTTCGAGGTGGTGTCGCATCACCTGGGTCAGAAGACTGTTTACCGGGTCTCCAAGTCCTCGATGGAGAAAGGTGGCAAGCCCTCGATCAACAAGATCGTGACACTGCCTACCGATGAGACCGGCATCGCCGTGTCGTTCGGCATCAACCTCAACGATCGCCAGGAGTTCCTGAAGCTGATCCGTGAGGTTCTGGTCCTGGGCGAGATCAAGGCCAGCATCAATGGTGAGGAGCCTCTGGTCACCCTGCCCCTGTCGACCAGCCCGACTGGCTATGCGATCACCGACTTCCGGGGAACCGTGGGCCAGGAGATCAACCTGCGCTACGGCAACGTGGTGTATCCGGTGCCCTTCCGCGATGAGTACGGTCCCCAGTACCACCACATCGTCAACGACCTGAAGCGACTCTGGAATAACGCGACCATCACCTTCATGGCTCCACCGGACAGCATCTCGATTGCCCCCAACCGGGAAGCCATCATTCTGACCGATGCCACGGTAGCCACTGTTAAAGGGCTGCTGGATACCTACGACTACAAAGCTACGGAAGTAAGTCAGAAGGTGGTCAAACAGCTGTGCCACGCAGAGCTGAACAAGCAGATCAAACAGGCAAGCGATACCAATTTGTGGCATTGGATATTCGACCAAGAACGTCTCGATTGCACCCCTACCTCTCGTGAAACAGAGTATGGGCGGTTCGCTACCCATATCAAGCAGGCGGCTATCTACTCCAACGCGATCCACATGGGTCCTCGTGTTTCACGCCAACTCATGCTGAAACGAGAAGTCCAGGAACTGCTTCGTCGGGGGTTGGTGTACAAGCCCTTGGTTAAAGCCGTTCTCAGGAAGCAACTACTCGAAAGGCCTTACTACAAGATCAGGCATGACGCACCCAGCCTCCTGTTCCGGCACCTGCAACTCCCTTTTCAAGAAGCCCTTAAAAAGGTTCCTGAACTAGAAGGGATCAAGTATCAGGTGTACATGAACAACGGCAGTTTTCATTTCGGGTACTTCGAAAAAACCTACGTCGACATGTACCGGAACCATAAGGACCTGGTGCGTATGTTGAGTAAACGTGCGTTGATTGCCCGTAACCAAAAAGAGGCAAATGAGTACTTCCGTAGTCATGCAGCAACCCGTAACAATACCTACCTGGTGATGTACGTCGGGGCCAATAAGAAGTCGGACGCCTTGAAGGATGTGGCCACTCAGTTGATTGAGCGATTGGGTTATCCGGTTGAAGTCCATCTTCCTGAGCGCATCAAGAAAGAGCGCGATCCAACACAATCGGTAAAACAGGCAGTCAAGTGCAAGAAGAAAAAGGGATACTTATCGCTGGCACATAGTTACAACAGCTTCAACGAAAGTTTCTTGCTCTCAACTGCACGCGAGCACTTCACTGAAGACACCTTGATTGATACCCCTCTTGCATGGGTGACTCTCAATTCAAAAGGCGATCTTGATTCTCGTTTCGCTCGGTTCAACACATCGACCTCCCGCCTTATCAACAAACACTGGGGCGACAAGATCGCAGTAGTTACTGCCGTCCAAGCCACCAAACTCAAAGAACAAGGAATCGAGAACGTGACTGACTTCCTCGTCAAGTACGCCGACGAAAAGTTGGCAGCCACTCCGGATATCAAGCGTTTTGCAGCGTTTGCTAAGCACGTCAGTGACCGGTATGACGACAACCACAAAATCCTCTTCAACATGTGCTTCCACGAAGACTTGATGAAGTCACTGGGTTTGCGGTTCCACATCAGTCAGGAAAGTGCTGTGCTGATGAAAGTCTGTCGTGAGATTGACAGCTCCATGAGCCGTTTCGAGAAGTGCAAGGAAGCGATGAAACACGTCAAGCCTCATCCAAAGGTGAAGACGTGCCTGGATAAGTTGCATGCGTCGCCTTGGGCCGACTTCATCGACTTAAACCATCTAAGACATAGCCTGGCTGAAACAACTCCAGGCAGTGCTGAGTGTGAGATCCCTTACACCATCCTCCGACACTTACTGAAGTAAAGGAACAACCATGACTGAAGTCATTCGCATCATCGCTGCCGTAGTGGATACCCAGCGACTCACCCTCTACAAAGAAGATGGCACCACCATCCTGGTTCCCCAGGGCGACAGCCGTATCCGTCCCCTGGTGGATAAGGCAATCCCGGCTCTGGAAACAGATAAGTTCTGCGACCTGACTGCTGAAGATCTCGCCATCAGCAACCACTACAACGAAGCTCAAGCCGGTATGGGCGGCTTCGTGCAGTTCTTCCGCATGTTCAAGAACACCATCGAGGACATGTTCAACAAGTTCGCTGAGCTGGATGGGGCACCCGCTGCACCTGTAGCTCCAGTGGTAGCCGGTGTCCTGGCCCAAACTGCTCACACCCCTACAGCGAGCCAGAACGCTGTATCGGAGATCATGGCTCATGCCACTCCGGTCAGCTCGCCGTCATTCCACGCCCCTATGGGCGAGGATGAAACCCTGGTAGCCGTGACCTCCTCCGGGGGCATCATCCCTGGCATCGAGAAGATCGACGTTCAGATCCAGGCAGTGGCCAGCAAACTGGGCAGTGCCGAAGGCGTGAAGAACTTCTTCGAGCGCATCTCCCAGGTCCAGCGTCGTCACTCGGTCCAGGACCTGCTGACCTTCATGGAGAAAGGCGAACTGCCGATCGCCGATGACGGCACCGTGCTGGTCTACAAGCGCCTGAATTCGACCCAAGAAGAAGGAGTATTCGCCGACTGCCACTCTGGCAACGTCAAGCAGAAAGTTGGTAGCAGGGTCTTCATGAGCGAGACCTTGGTCGATCCCGATCGCAGTACCGAGTGCTCCAACGGTCTGCATGTGGCTCGCCGGGACTACCTGAGCAGCTTCAGTGGCAACGTGTGCGTGCTGGCCAAGCTGGCACCGGAAGATGTGATCGCCGTACCTCACCGCGATCCACGGAAGCTGCGTGCCAAGGGCTACCACATCATCGCCCGTCTCTCCAAAGAGGATGCCGATCTGGTGTGTAGCAACCAGCCAATGACTGACTCTGTACTGCTGGGCAACGCTGCTGCAGGCAACCACGTCGGTGTGCTGGAGACTGTGGAAATCACCGGGCACTACGGTAGCGGGCTGATCATCACCCCGGTTGCCGAAGCCACTGAAGTGGTCATGGAAGAAACCAAGCAGGCCGTCTCTCTGGACGAACTGCCAGCCGTAGCCAAGGAAGGCTCCAGCGTGGATGCGGGCAAGGTGGCTAAGCAGGTGGTGACCGAACGTAAGTCAGGTCGTCAGCAGCAAGCCGAAGCCCTCCTCAAGGGTGTGTTGGAAGGCAAGACCGGCAAGGTGCAGATCCAGAAGGCCAAGGAACTCCTGACGTTCAAGAAGACCGCCAAGGTCAGCTGGGACAAGCTGGGCATCTCCGAAAGCCAGGTGACCAGCATCACTGCTATCGCCAACGGTGTCGAGCCTGTGGCCGAAGTGAAGCCGGTGAAAGCCAGCACCATCACCAAGCCCAAGAAGGCTGCTCCGAAGCCTGCCGAGAATGCCGCAACGGTCACCACCGGCACTCCCCGCGAGCGCATCCGCAAGATGATCGAAGCAGGCATCAAGGCCAACGCCTCCAACATCGTATCGATCAAGAAGGCAGCCAAGAAGAGCTGGTCGGCTCTGGGCGTCACCGACGCTGAAGAGAAGCAGATTCTCTCCGCAGCCTAATCATTCTCCGCAAGGACGCGGAACCACCCCCCCCCC